CTAGTGTTGATGAGCCAGCATGCAAAGATCGCGAAACGTATGCCACTGCTGCTCGTAACCTTCGATGCTGCGGTAACCGATCTCAACCCCGGCGCCTTCACCTGCGGCAACAGTGGGCAGCAGTCCCTTACGCGAGGGCAAGGGACGCTGCCAGTCCTGGGGCCGGGTACCAGAGGTGAAACGCTGCCAGACAAGCCCCTGATCCTGCGCAACACGCAGATTCATCCGTGTGCCCGGCACCGTCCAGCCCGTTCTGCTCGCCAGTTCTGCGACGGTGTAGCGCTCGCCTGGTGTCATCGCGGCGAGCAGCTTCATGGTGTTCTCACTGCGCCTGTCGGCTTCACTACGGTTCTTGCTCACGTGAACTCCTTGCGGACCTGCGCCGCGAGTGCGGCATTGGCCCAAAAAAGCAGCACCCATCCAACCCTGCGCGCCACCGCGCGCAGGGTGTGTCATGGACCGCCATTGAAACCCGATCGGTTACCGCTCAGACGCCCTCACCGACAGCCTCCGGTTCCTCCCGCTGTTCGACCTTCTGGCTCGCATCAGCCGCATCTTCCGCGGTGTCATTGCCCGCTTCACCCATCCCGTAGGCGATATGCCCGAGATCGAGCTGATCGGGATTGTCCACGATGAGCGACGCGACTTCCTCCGCGCTCGCGTCCTGCCTCACGCAGATGGGCGTCTCGAAGAGTTCCGGGCGCGCAGCCCGGACCGCATCGAGCATCGTGGGAACCTTCTCCACGTGCGCGGCTTTCGCGCCCTGTGGCGACGAAGCCGTCACCGCGGTAAAGCCGGCATCGGACAGCGCATGTTGCACAACGCCATACACCGCTGTGCTGGCTTCGATAGACCCACCCTGAACGATGACTTCAAGGGGGGCTTCCTTCTTGCTCATTGTCGTACTCCTTATTAACTTGAGGACGTTGCAACCCAATCCGACAGGTCAAGCCGTATCCTGCCGCGCCGCGCGCAGCTCCTGCGGACCAGATCTGTACTGCTTACTTTAGAAGACGTACCACATGGTCATCGTCGTCGGCCAGGAACGCGCTGCCGATTTCGATGATTTTCCCGTCCGACGTTTGCAGCAGGTACTGCTCCAGGTTCATATTGAGCGCATGTGCCTCTGCCACGATGTCATGGACGATCTGGTGAAGCACGGGCGCGTCGCCCTTCGTGACGAGCGCGGTCGTACCCTCCGCCCATTCGACAGACAGCTCGTGTGAAGTGCAGTCCACGAACGTGAGGCTCGATCGCGACGACATGAAGGTGAGCTCGGGTTTCGTGCACGGCTCGGGCGAAGCCTCCAGCATGTTCTTTTCAACACACTCCCGGGTCTTGTCTTCCGCCGCGCGGTAGATTGCCGCGATCTGATGGCGCTGGCGTCGCTCCAGAGCCTCGGCCATCGCGTCACCCCAGATCTGGCGCAACATTTGCATCAGGGGCTCGAAGTCCTCGGTGAACGAACCGATTTCCGCGTCGTGCAGACCGAGATTCAGCGTGAGGATGCGGTTGATGAGACTTGTGGCGCGCTCGTTGGCCTTGTACCAGATGCTGTCGGACACCTCCCCAAACTCGTCATCCAGAATGGCGCGCAGATTGCTGAATGTCCCTGCGGTGCGCAACTTCTCGACGAAGCCGCTCTCGTCGCGATCGCTCACCGCGATGTCGTACACCTCGCCATACAGCCGGTAGATGCCTGGGCGCCTTCCGTCGACAGCCGCCGCCTGCCATTCATACGCAACCTGCAACCAGATACCCGCGAGCGAGGAGTCCTCATACACCACCTCGCTACGCACCCGAGTGCTCAACGCGGGCTCCTCGTTGTCCTCGCGTGCCTGCCTTTCCTCCTTGATCTCGCGCAGGCCCTCCTGCAGGCGGCCCATCACGCCTTCGCTGTCGTCGAGATCGAGCAGCGGTGGAATGGGACCGAAAACACTCTTCGTCATGTGGCGGTCGTACTCCATCTCACCTCCGCGCGCCTTCACAACGGCGAACACGCGTTTGCTGGCCAGACGCTGATAGAAGAGCCGGGACCTCTGCGGGTTGTACATCGGGTGATAGGGCTGCGCGTCAAACGGCTTCCACACGAGTTCAGTATTCCCTGCATCCTCGAGCGGGCCGTCATGCGCCGCGGGCTTTCCCTCCATGACTGCATTCATTGTGCTGTTTCCATGTGTGGACCCATTCGCGCTCGCGTAGCGCGGCTCGCTCGTGTCCGTGAAGTTCGAGAACCGGCTGCTGAACGTCTCACCAGGCCGGGACGTACTGGCATGCGGAACGTGTCCGCCGCCAAGAAGCTGTGCCGATGCATCCTGTACCGCACCGTAGCTCGCCGGCAGCGTCGAGCTGTATGCATCACGGCCGAAGTCGGGATAAATCCCGCTCATGCGGGCACCACCGAAACGGGACGCGCCTCCTGTCGCGTCGTAAATGGGTGCGTCGCTTCTCATGGAGCCCGGCCGGTACGGCAGGTATCCGCGCTGTGCGCGAAACCGTTCGATCTCGAACGACATCGCATTGAAGGCCCTGATGAGATCGTTCATCCGCCTCAACTCTTCCTGATTCAGAAAACGCAGGGAGTTTTGCAGCGCCGGAAAGACCTCCGTCATCTTCACGGTCGTGAGTTCGAGGCTCTCCCTGACGATCGCCTCCAGGTTCTCGTCAACCCGGTAATCGGGACGCTCCACCAGCGTGAGCACGATGTAGTCCAGAATGCCCTTGACCAGCGCCGCGAATTCTTTATTACAAAAGTCATCTCTCGAAAACAGGTTAAAGACGAACCGGCGCAGCGCATTGTCTTCGGCGTGGTGCTGGATCATGGCCGCACTCAGACCGGCCACGACTTTTACGTAACCGAACATCCATTCTTCAATCTGGATGCTCGGCACGAACGGTGGATCCTGCACCGAAAAACGCAGGAAACCTCTCTCCAGTACATCCGGGCTCGCCGGCAGTTCATGACGCGTGGTTGGGGAAAACGTCGAAAGCATGAAAAAGGGTTCCTTGTAAAGTCCACTACTGTTCAGGAGGAGTCGATGCAAAAAGGGAGGGCAAGGGTTATCGCGAACGCGTAATCTCCGTCTGGATGCGATTGAGCATCTCAACGAATTTCGGGTTACGAAGCACCAGACCCGAGGGATCAACGGTAAGCCACGGGTTCAACCGGTGATGGCCGGTGGGGTCAGATTTCGGCAGGTTGCTGTATCCGCCCACTTCTGCAATCGAGACATGCAGAAACTTCGTGGGGTCGTCGAGCGTTGCACGCTTTTTCCTGCCACCCTGTCTGGAGCTGTCCGACTGCGGAACCAGCACGCCAGTGATTTTCAGTGCCTTGTTGTCTCCTGAGCTCGACTGTGGGGTGACTTCCGGGTGCAGCCTGGTAATGCGGTAAATGAGACCTGTTGTTATCGTATTTCTCATGCGGTCTTCGATGTCCTTGCGCGTGACATCCTTCGCGCCGACGGCCGTCACTTTATAATAAAGCTGCATGATGGCTTTCGTGATGTCCTGTAACACAAAATACAAAACCGAAAGCTCCTTGTCGTACATGCTGTTGATGTGCTCTGCACCCTCGAAAATCCACTCGCTGATTTTCCCCACCACAACTGCAAAGAACTGGTAGAGATCCGTGACCGGCAGCCCGATTGCGTTGAATTTCTTCAACACGAAACTGTCGACGTACTCGTCGAGTGATTTCAGATGTTTGTTTATTTCATCGGCCAGCACACCTTCTGGCATATGTCCGGAAAAAAGCACGTGTCCCATCAGTATGATCCACGTGCGCGTGTTATCCATCCACGCAGGCGTCGAATTGTTCACGTACTCCGGGCGTACGCGTGTCGGAAAGTGATCGGCAATATAGAAGAGGCCGCCGATCAGGTTCTTCACGACGAGCCGCGCATAATCCTCGCGCTTCACCGCGATGCGCAGCTGTGATGGCTCATACAGGCCCTGCAAGAACCCACGCGGCTTGAACTGCCGGCTGCTGCAGATTACCCACTCTTCCGGAGGGTAGTCTTCGGGAGTGATCTCGGTGCCACCGATCACCGGCGAGCAGTGCGCATACTGCTCGAATGTCTTCACGAGCCCGTATTTGCAGAAGAGATAATGTGCGACGCTCGGATACATCTTGACCGTCGGCTGGACGTTGCGCATCTTCTTCTGCTTGTTGTGATACACCATGGACCACGCAACGCTCGCCTGGTCAATTCGACCATCCGCCACGAAGTAATGTGCTGTGCGCCTGAAGGTGAGCAGGTCACGTCGCAGGCGGACAAAAACACTTTCCGTGCCAACACTGATAATAGGGTCCGCGAGCACGGGTGAAACAAAGAAACGTGATCCACTGAGCGTTATGCAACCAGCATCGCCAACAAACGGCAAATACATGTGACGCACAATTTCTTCATCCCGGAATCTGAAAAAGAATTTCACGAGATACAGATCGGACCGCGCAATATCGATTGTTCTGCGACTATTTCCCTGCTTGCGCGATGCCTCGAAATATTCTTCGGTAGGTGTACATACACGACATCCTTCGTACGTCAGCCATTCAGGAAAGCCCTTCGCGGCATCACGAAATGCGGAATCGATGTAATTGATTACGTGAACCTGCTGCAGGTGCTCGACCGCAATACCGTTTGCAATCGAGGGATTCAGACGCGGCGTATGCGCGTCGATCAGTCTTTCAATTTCGGGGTCAATTTTCATTCTCCATCACCGGATGCCTGTCCACGCCTGGCACGATTCCGGTCTCGTTACTTCGCCTGCACCTTCGCCGTCCTGTACGCAAGCCACGCAAGCGCGACGGCGCTCAATACGCCAGTGAGTTGCTTGATCCACTCGCCGGTTTCCTTTCGCCTTTCGGCTGCCTGCTTTGCCTCCTGCATCTGCTGGTCATACCGGTATCGCGCCTGCTCATGCTGGTACTTCGCACGCGCGGCTTCTTCCGCCCAGATGGCCTGCCGGCGCTCCATTTCCATCTGCGTCTTTGCCTTTTCCCGCTCCCACTCCTGCTGTTCCCGCTGCTGCTCGACCTTTTGCCTGTTCAGCCTGCTTTTCTCGCGCGTGAGTTTTTCTTCCTGCACGGCGAGCTTCATTTTCCGGCTCGTCTCCGTATCACCATAGTGTTTGGCGGCCGCGTAAGATTTGTACAGGCCGAGTGCATCCTCTGCAGCGTCGAATGCGTGGCGCCGCCAACCGATCCGCCCCGATGACGCAGCGTTCGAATGTGGCCGGTTTCGCATCACCCAGACACCGCTTTGTCTCGTACGGTCCCGTACAGCGGTGATCTGGATGACGTCGCCGTTGCGGTTAATGAACCAGTCTCCGTTTGTGCCTTCGTTGTCGACGATCCGGATGCTCTCGTAGAACGCATTCGCGGCGACGTCATCCGGCCGCGATTGCAACTCCGTCAGAAACCGTCCCGATTCACTGAACGGATGAGGGCCAGCGTTAATTCCGCTCGCACTTGAAATGACGACGTCGTTCTCGTTATCGTAAATCTCACCGTCGTGATGAATCAACTCTTCGCGCGTTATGGATATCTCGCAGCGAATCGTCAGCCACTGATCCCATCGATCCGGCTTGACCTGCCTGAGACAATCGCGAAGGATTGCAACGCTTTTTGGTTCTATTTCGTGACCGTCCTTCAGCGTCTGCATGAATTGTGTTTGCAGATTCCGGTGCAGTCGCCAGTCTGTCTGGATAACGAATTCACATCGGTTCGGGTCAGCTACAGGTGGAAATTGCGTGCACAGGCCATTACGCTCCAGTACGGTCACGGCGTGCGGCAGGTAATTGAAGTATCGTGTATTCCTCTCGAACTGCTGGTTCTGGTGGCTTGCATACACCTCACTGGTTCCGACGACGGAAAATACCGGCGTGCCGTACCAGGTTTGGGGCACAAAATGGTCGCTCTGGTCAAAACTCATTCGACGGCTGGATTGCGTTCGTGGCATTTGCCTGGCTCGAATATCGCTTTCGCGCTGCTGCGTGCGCAACGTGGATGCGACGCTCGGTTCAGTGATATATCGCCGAAGAATTGTTCGTTGACGCGCTTCATTTCCAGATCCATAGCGGCATAAAGGCAGGCCTCCCGGCCCGCCTGGCACGCTGAAATAATCGGTAAACATCGCGGCGAAAAAGACACCCGCCTGGGCCGCGAGACCCGGGCGGGTGCGAACCCCTGGACAGGGTAATAGCGGCCAGCACAACGCATGGTTCATGCCACAGTGCGCATGTTCACAGGCACCTTCGACGTCGCCGCCGCCGTGATGCCCGAAACGTCGATCATGCCCAGCACCGCAAGGTTGTTGATGTGCACGTAGGATGGCTGCACGGTGAGTTCCTTGGACTGCGCGCCATTGCGCACCATCGGTAGCACCACCGTTGTCTCCGGCTTCCATGCCATGTTGCCGAAGTGCAATGGATTCGGCACGCCGGCCGTCTCGGACGAGAAGTCTCCAAACGACAGCACGATCCTGCCCGACATGCGCTCATTGAGTGTTGAGACAACCTTCGTGTCGAAGGCAATCCCCATGGTGCGCAGATCGCCGGTCGTCATCAGATAACGCGCGATATATGGATCCGTCCCGATGACAACCGTCGGCACAGGCGCCACGCCACCCGCACGCGCGTCGGCGGCTGCCTTGTAGCCGGACTGCACGTAGAGCGTGTAAGCCATGTCGCGAATCTCGTTGACAAGCGACGCCTGCACGTCTGCTGCACGCTGGTGGGCGGAAAGCGAATCCAGTGCCGAATCCACTGCCAGTTCCCGGTACATGTACGCCGGCTGGATGATGAACGCCGACACGCCCAGGATCGCCGGGGTGTCGAGCGGATTGTTCGGCACTGGACTCGTATTGAGCGCGCTGGTCGTCTCGGCCAGCAGGTCGCGCAGGCGAAAGATCGCATCGACAGCATCGTTGCTGGTCATGATGCGCGTGGCCGTGATCAGCGCCGCCAGATCGCTCGAATCGTTCACGTCGCCCACCTGCATCGGTCGCGGAATCGTGATCGGCGCGTGCAGCGGTACCGTGTAGACCTGACTGAAGAAGTTGGTGTTGAGCAACTTGCCGCGCTGACGTCTGTTGCTGTTCGTGCGACGCGCGTCGATGTCGTAGCCGATCACGGTCGCGCCGTCGAAGAGCGCGGCCAGCGTCGCGCCCGTTCCTGTGGTGAGATCGAGAGACTGGTCCGAGGTGTCCTTGATCGAATTCAGGCGTACCGTGGAAGCGTTCAGCGAAATGTCACCCGTTTCGAGCACGACCTTCCCGAATACGTCGAGGCCCACTCGCGCTTCATAGCCCTGGGTGGCAATAGGCGCGAGAATGGTTGACTCGCCGCCATCCACCAGCACCGTGTTGGGCCCGACCAGCAGCGTCTCACTGTCAAACTGCAGGTTCATTTCCCGGTAGTAGCCCTGCACAGCGAAATTGAACGTCGCTCGCTGCATGGCGCTCGTGCGGAACTTCACCACTTCCGTCGTGGCTCCGCTCGTGAAGGACACGTACACCGCGTCGAGCAGGACGTTGGTGTCAAGCGCGTCGCTGATGTCCATCAGGCCACTGTCGAGCGTCGACTCGGTCTGCGAGATGTTGATGAGCGAGAACTTCTTGCCAATCGCAAGCGGCGCGGTGTTCGACGCGCTACCGTCGGTCAGCAGCACACTGTAGGGTGCGACCAGCGCCGGATCGACGAAGTATTTCGCGGAGTCGTCGCGCACCACGGGCACCACCTTCGTGATGTCGTTGCGCAGCAGGTCCGGATAGATCACTGCCTGGACGATGTTGCGCCGATTGAAGTTGTTCGATGCATCGCCCGATATCGGCCGGCGGATGTCGTTGCTGATCTCGATGAGCCGGATCGACACGGTGTAGCCCACCTGATCGTTGCCGACGACCACGGTTGGATAGAAGGCCTCGCCGAACTCGTCCTGCCGGGCGGCCATCATGTTGTAGGCCACCATGTAGACGACCGCGTTCCTGTTCTCTTTCTCGTCGTACGCTTCGAGTGCGGGCTGGATGCGCTCGTAGAAGAATTCGCCCGTTTCGGGTGACAGGTAATTCACGCTCTCGGTGGAGACGCGCTCATGGCGAATCGGCTGGTGGAGTGCGGCTGCGATATCGCCCGAGAGCATTCCCGCGGCGTTGGCCGCATCGCGCTGGGCCTGAGTGAGTTCCTTGGCGAGTCCCAGCTCCGCCACAATTGACTCAAGGGAGGTCGAGAGTCCGTCGAGCGTGTTGTTCAGCTCGATCTGCACCGCGGAGTCGATACTTTCGAGTGCGAGCGCCGCGCGTGTCATCTGCGACGATGCGAACGCGACACCACGATCGTTCTGCTCACTGCGAAGTGACTCGATCAGCCGATCGAGCTGGGAAACCGGCAGCGCGCCATTGCGGCCCTTGGTCCGGAAGAGGGTGGTAGCGTACGTCATCTGGAATCCTGAATATCTTGGTTAGCAAGGACTACCGGGACGGGACGGCTCAGACGCTCAGCTGCCTGCCAGATAACATGTCGAGGTAGTGCCGGAAAAGACGCGTGCCCGAAACCTCGTGCGAGGCGTTATACGCATACAATAGTTTCAGAAGTCCTTTGACCAGCTGCTCCCGATACGTGTTGGGTTTGCCCTCTTCAACGAAGAAGCCCGGGTAAATCACTACACCCCCTACCTCCCTTGTGATGTCGTGAATGCTGAATGGCTCGTCGTGCCACGGTAGGCGCGCCTGTGGGCTGAACAGGCGCGAGTCGATCTCACCGCTCGCCTGTAGATGGGCCGCCAGAGGAAGAATTGTTTGCGTGAGCAGCACGCGGTCTTCACTATCCGAAGCCGTTCCTTCCCAGCAGCGTTCGAGCGTCCCGCACGCGTAGACCAGTTCCTCGATGTAGTGCTGCAGGCCGTAGAAGCAGGCCAGATCGTTCACGCTCGACATCGTGCGCAGCACCGCGAAATTCAGACACTCCGACAGCGGCAGTTTCTGGCGGGCCAGTGCTTCATGCACCCAGTGGGGAATGAGCACGACCTCTTTCAATGAACCGGCTGGGCTTGAAGCGCTCACGTGTTTTAGGCTCCGCAAAGTGAACAGTCCAAAAAAAACAGTTCCCGTTGCTTTCATATGGACGGGAAACGATGTTCACACTATTCACCGACATGAACGACAAACTGATGCTCGTGAAGTGCATCACGCTTTTGTTTCGCGAGAGCCAACTGTCTGGTGCACAGGAAAATTCCGCGCAGCTCGTGAGGAACGTGCTTGCCGAAATCAGGGAGCCCCAACATTCGATCGGGCTCGAACATGACCGCGAAGTCATACGGGCGCTCAGGAAAACCGCACTCTCGATGTGCGAGGCGCCGGCCGATCACGAACACGAAACCGTCGAGATCCTGCAACAGCTGAAGGTCGACTGCGCAGAGGACGACAACCTGTACACGTCCCTCGTCGACGGCATCAGCCCGGAGCTCGGTGAGAACCGGTTGAGGCGGACGGCACTGAACCTGCGACGCGCAATCAACGAGTATTTCCGCGAGGAGAAGATCCAGCAGATCATCAACCATGCGGCCAACAAGCTGCGCTTCAACCGCACCGAAGTTACGAGCATGAAGGACTTCGTCTCGCAGGTGTGCACCGAGCTCGAACCGTATCAGGTCGACGCGGAAGCAAAGGATCCAGCCGTCGTTTCCGAGGTGGACTTTTCCCGCGTGGAGGAAATCAAGCGCATCTTCCGCGAGGTGAAGAAGGCCGAGAGCGGCAGGAGTCTCATGAGAACCGGGTGGCAGGCGGTAAATCGCATGCTGCGCGGTGGCCTGCGCCGCGGGCAGGAGGTCGTCATCCCGGCACTGCAGCACCGGTTCAAGACCGGGTTCTCGCTTGCGATCTTCATCGGCGTCGCGCTCTTCAACACGCCTGAGATGATTGATCCGGCCCGGCGCCCGCTGCTGCTTCGCATCTCGTTCGAGGACGACCTGGAGCTGAATTTCCAGTACATGTACGAAGTGCTGATGGCGCACGACGGACGCGAAGCGGAAATCATCACGAGAAGGCGTCAGGACTTCGAGAAGATGTCGGAGGATGAGCTCGAGGCCTACATTGCACCGATTGCGACTTACGTGCAGGACCGGTTGCGCGTGAACGGTTACGAGATCCGCCTCATGCGCGTGAATCCCTCGGACTGGACCTACCGGGACCTGTGCAACAAGATTCTCGAGCTCGAGAGTGAGGGATACGAGGTCCACCTGTGCATGGTGGATTACCTTTCCATGCTACCCACTACGGGCTGCACGATGGGTCCCGCTGGCACGGACCTGCTCGATCTTTACCGGCGCATACGCAACTTCTGTTCGGTGAGGAAAATCGCGTTCGTCACACCGCACCAGCTTTCCAGCGACGCCCGGCAACTCTACCGGGACGGCACGACTGATTTCGTCAAGCACCTGCCTGGCATGGGTTACTACAAGGGCTCGCGGCAGATCGATCAGGAAGTCGACCTCGAGGTGTTCATCCACATCGAGATCGTCAACGGCGAGTCGTTTCTCACGGTACAGCGAGGCAAGCACCGCCTCATTGGCCAGACCTCCCCCAAGGACCTTTACTGCGTGCTGCCGTTCGCGCGCTACGGCATTCCCTTTGACATTGATGCCCCCGAGATCACGTGCCGCTATCCGGGGAGCCGGCCTTCCAGCATGGCCTCGGACGTGCCCTCTGGCAGCGCTCATGACGCGGCCGACGGCCCCACCGCTCACCGGACAGAAAAGCCTTTCTGGGACTTCTCGATGGAGGGCAGCTGATATTCCGGATCGATCAGGAGCGCAGCATGTTCTCCGCTTTGCGACGTCTGCTTGGCATGGTGCGTGTCGAGGAATCGGGCGATCAGGTCAAGGTGTCAGGTCTGCCTGGAGATTCAATCGCAAAAACCATCGCACAGGTCTGGGGCACACAGAAGATCACGACCATCATGTTCAGCCGCGTCAGTCCGGCCGACATTGCCTTCAACCGCTTCTTTGCGCCCGATGTCGTCTATGCCTTCAACCGGATCATTGCGGAGAAGAGGCGGGGGCACAACATCCGGGCGTTGAAGAAGGTGGTCGAAGGGATATATGGGTCGACGTGGATGAAAGATACGCTCGTGAAGCACCCGGACATCCTCGACCCGTCCCAGCTGGACCAGCTGAAGTGGAGCCCGCTGGAGCACCAGACGGGCTTCTTCCGGTGGTTCAATGAAATGGTGCCGCGCTTTCACCTGCACGGCGCGTTACTCGGCGCGGGCCCAGGCACCGGCAAGACGTTCATGGGCCTCGCGCTCGGTCTGCAGCTGCACGCCGACGTCGTGATTGTCGTTTGCCCGGGCCGGGCCGTGAAGAAGGTCTGGGAAGACACGATCATTACCCAGTTCAAGCGCCCCCAGCCGTACTGGCACAGCCAGATGGGCAAGCCGCCCGAACCCCGCATGCGGTACTACATCGTGCACTACGACGCGCAGGAGAAGTTCCTCGTCTTCGCGCGCACCCAGCACTGGCGCAAGCCCGTGATCCTGCTGGACGAGTCTCATGGCATGAACGAGATGGAGTCGCTGCGCACGCAGCTCTTCATCCAGCTCTGTGAGCTGACAAAAAGCCAGTACATCGTCTGGGAATCGGGCACGCCAGTCAAGGCGCTGGGCGGCGAGATGGCGCCTCTCTTTCGCACCATCGACCCGCTTTTTGACCGGGATGCCCAGCAGCGTTTTGCCGCGATCTATGGCAAGGCCTCGCAGCGCGCCAATGACATCCTCGCCCATCGGCTGGGCAAGGTGACCTACAAGGTCGACAGCGGTAGCGTGGTGAAAGTCGAGCTGGTCCACATCCAGAAGAAGGTGCGTATCCCCAACGGCGAGAATTACACGCTGACCACCATCCGCGAGGAGATGCGAAAATTCATCGAGGAGCGGGCGAAGCACTATCTTTCGAACATGCGACAGTACGAGCGCATGTTCGAAAACGCTCTCAACGCCTTTGAGAAAGCGCTCGTCACCGACGACCAGAAGCGCAACTTCCGCCATTACGAAAAGGCTATCAAGCTCATCCGCAAGGATTTCGACCCCGCGGTACTCAGGGACGAGATCCGCTTCGCGAGCACCTATGAAAAGAAGGTCATCATGCCCGCGCTGCCAAAGCCGCTGCGGCAGGAATTCAAGGACGCGAAGTCGGTGGTGAAATACTACAAGCTGAAAGTGCAGGGCGAGGCCCTTGGCCAGATACTTGGGCGCAAGCGCGCGCAGTGCATCATCGACATGGTGCCGCACATCGGCCTGGAAGACATCATCGACACGGCGCTGAAGAAGACGCTGATGTTCACAAGCTATGTGGGTGTGGTGGATGCCGCTGCCGACTTTCTCAGGCAGCGGGGTTACCGGCCGTTGCGCGTCTATGGCGAGACCAACAACGAGCTCGCTGGCATGGTCAACGAGTTCGGTCGCGACGAGGATGCCAATCCGATGATCGCGACCTATCAGTCGCTCTCGTCGGCCGTGCCGCTCATCATGGCCAACACGATGGTCATGGCCAATTCTCCGTTCCGGTCGTTCGAGTACGACCAGGCGGTCGCACGCTGCAAGCGCCTCGGGCAGGACGAAAACGTCTACGTCAACGACGTCGTGCTCGACACCGGGGACGCGTCCAACATCTCCTCACGCACGATCGACATCATGCAGTGGAGCCGCGCCCAGGTCGACGAGCTGCTTGGCTTCGAAAACGAGCAGCTGATCGCCACCGAATCGCTGCATGAGCGCAACTGGCGCGCAGCCCATTCTGTCGCCCTCGAGGCAATCGCAGACGAGGAGCTCGAAGAAGCCATCGCCCCCTTTCTGAGTCGCATGGCCACGGAGCCTGGCAGCGCGGCCACGCCTGGCTGGCTTCAGTGGGCAAACCTGTAGCCTGGTTTCCCGATGCCACAGCCATCCGCGAAAATCCTTTGATGACCCTGTTGCGCTCCCATTTCCTGATCAAGGAGAACAGCCGTGAGCCTGCTGCGCGTGTCGCTCGAATGCGATGAGCCGATCGAGAACGAGGAAACCCTGGATGACTCCGTTCCAGAAGGAGATGACCAGGCCCTGGCCGGTCTGGCTGACGAAGTCGACGGCAATTTCGAACACGATGGCGCCATGGACGTGGCTGCCGAGTCCATCTACGACTACTACGATCAGCTGCGGACCATGATCCAGGACGGGACCGCGACGCCCGCCGTGACGGCATTGATCGTCAAGGGGGTCAATCAGCAGCTTCGCTGCGTCGGGCTCGAACCCCTCAGCTGTGTCGCGCTCGAGAGTTATGGCAACGCGAGCGCCGGAGAACAGGCGAAGATTGCACTCGAGGGGATCGGTACGACGCTCAAGACCATCCTCTTCCAGGACCCCGTGCTCGACTTCAAGCATATGAAAGACATCATCCTCGATTCGTTCAGATCGATCGAGGGCAAGCTCGCCAAGTACGAAGGCAAGACGCATGATAACAAGGCGGAATTTGAGCAGAAGAAGGGCAAACTCCGGCCACGGATCGAGATCAATCTCCACGGCCTGTGGTACTTCTTCAGGACTGGGCAGGGTCAGCCCCAGAACCTGACCGCAGCGTTATCCAATGACCTCGCGGGTTCCAGGTACATGCTGACAAAGTATCCTGCGGAGGTGATCGCGGCCATCGAGAAGCTGACGTTGGTGCTCGCTGGAGGCAGCGCGCAGGATAAGGGTGCAATTGATGCACTGGCAAAAAAAATAGGAGCGCTCAAATCTCCGGTCGAGCTCTTCGACACCCAGTTCATGGGCAACGGCAAATACTTCAACGTGACCAGTGTGGTGGCCAGCGCGCCGACGAACCAGGCCAGCCGGCTCGATCAGCTAAGCCGCAGCGGCTTTGTCGTCGAGAAGACCGGGCTTGGTCATCAGGCCATGAAAGTTGCCACCCAGGCAGCCGGGACCTACGGAAAGCTCGCATCGCTGTCGTCCAGCAAGGAGATCACGCTTTCGGTTCAGCAGCTCGGCGAAGTCTTCGATGCGGCCGACGCCTACTGCGGCCACGTGAGGCAATTCCTCACGCTGGAATCGAAATTCGCCACCGCTTCAGCAAAACTGGGCGACGCTCTGCAGAAGCTCTCCGGGACCGCCAATGGCCGTGATCGCGAAGTAGTCGCCGTTGGCGACAGGATCGAAGCCTACGCAAAGCTGCTGATGCGTGCTTTCCAGCGGCCGGCCCTGCAGGAAGCCGCGCGGTCGCTACGAGGCACCAAATATTGCAACTATCTGGGCCTGCGTGGCATCTTCAACGGGTAAAAAAAGAAAGCACCGCGTGAAGCAGGCGCAAACGAAACTCAGGGGCAATTCCAGTAGGCCTGTTGATCTGCGTACAGGGCATCTTCGTAGCCCGGCTGCAGCAATATCGCTTCGGCAAGATACGCGGTCATGATCGATCCAATAGTACCGGTCCCTGTCGTCCACGGCACGCCCAGCGTAATGGAGGTGAGAGTGCCAGCGCCGGATGTACCGGATGTGCTCGTGGACAGTACGTCGTTAAGCCACAGAGACAGAAGAGTGCCCCGTATGTTGAAACTCGCACTATTGAAAGTGGTCGTCGACGGGTTGTTTGTGCTGCTGACTGTATAGCTCGATACGGAGGCCGCGATGATGCGCTGCTGCGCAATCGCGCTGGATGTCACGAAACTCATCCATTGGCCAGTCGTCGGCCCGGTCGACATCGCGCGAATAAACGTATAAGCGACGCCCATGGCGCGCTGAACCGAGCAGTTGAATACCGCGCTCATCGAGAGTGGCGAGGTATTCGTGACGATCGAGGGTAATGACGCTGCCAGCGTCTGCGAATTGCCGCTCGGGTCAAACGAGTACGACCGGATTGCCGGCTGCCCCGCCACCGTGACCAGCACACCCGCCTGTACGATGAAGGGCTGTGCGGCAGACGGCGCGCTCACGTGATGCCCATTGCCGCTCTGGTCATACCAGGTATTGACCGTGACATCTCCCGACCCCGCAAACGCTGCCAGCGCGTCAAGATCGAGATCCCCCGTCACGGTGAACCCGATGTCCTGCTGCGCGCCATCAGAGGCACGAGTGACCCGAATAGCCGCGCCTGCCCATTGTCCTGTCAGGCGACGCAGACTCCAGGCCGCCACCGGTGTGATCTGCAGCGTATCGAGAGGCCCGGTAAAGGGAACGGCTACAACGGCATCCGTGAGATCAAACGTCTGCATCGTCGAAACGTCGACGTAGTAGTCCCCCAGGTTGTTTTTCATGTTGAACAGAAGCGCGTAGCGGAAATGCGTCAGCGGAGACGCCAGTCCAACGAGCAGGTCGATCTGTCGTACCCACCGGCCCGCCACCGTCTGGTAGGAAAACGTGCCGTACACGATCTGTGCGTCCGGACTCGCCGCCTGTACCGCTGCGGTGGCCGCCTGAACAGCGGTGTTGACGACCTGGTTGTCCGCGAGCGTCAGCGTGATCTGCTTGATCACCGCGTCCGAAAACTGTCCGCTCGTCGCAAAGTACTGTCGGGTAAGGATGGGCATCGCAATCTTCTCCCGCGACAACCGGGCGCACGAGGTCATCTCGTGCGCCTATCTTTCGTCAATGCGCGCTCGCAACCGGGTATCCTCGCGCCTCGACTGCCAGCGAGAGGGCCATCCGGCCACCAACCACCATCGCGTTCATCCGCAGATCGGCTGCGACCGGTCCCGGAAGGAACTGTTCGCCTGGAAGCAGCAGCAGGAGATGCACAACCGACTTCTCGTCCTCGTCCTGCCTGAAGCAGAATGACGGCGTGAACGGCCGGGCGTCGTTCTGCAACCGGACTGCCCGCTCGTACACGTCGTCAAGACGGTGGAGAAGCTTCGACATGTCCTCGGCGTCCATGTATTCGGTGAGCTCGTTCCTGAGGAACCACAAACCGCTCACCGTCTTATCCAGCAGCCCCGCCAGTGAGCCAGCGCGGGCATAAACATCGTCATGCGGTGTCATCTCCAGTCCTCCATCGAAATCACGAAAGCGAACGCTGTGTGTTGAAGGAAATGGCGGCCACCAGTATGTCGCGTAGACGTACTCCGGGGCGCCATATGGCAAAAAGCCCAGCCAGTAAGTGGCCGGGCTTTTTCAGGGTGGGTTATTGGAGTTTTGAAACCACGAGCATCGATCCGGGACGGATTGTCTGATCGTGCTCCAGATACACGTTGATGATGAGCGGATGGTGTGCACTCATCACACGGCTTCGGAAGGTGATGCTCAGGGTTTGCTTCGAATGAACCAGATTGATCACATCAACCCGGAACGCAGCTGCGTGTTCGTCTATCCAGTCAAGGTCCCTTTTTGATGGAATCTGCGAGCGAATCGAGTTGATAAATTCGTCGAGCGCCTCCTCTCTCCCGCAAAATGGCTCTTGCAATAAAATGCCCAGACCCTTCAGTGAAATGGTTCCGAGCTTCCTGATTTCCTCTGTCCAGCTCGACCGGTGCAGACGCGGGGATCCGTCTGTTGAATCGGCCATATACAAGTTTCTCCTTTGGTGAATCGGATGAATGTCCTTTCCTTGAACTGCCTGACATTCATAGGAGAAGCCGGTCCAGTTTATTTTGCTGTGGTCACCCGGCAGCATGCAGCCCGGCTTCCACATGGGTGATATACGTCCGAATGATTCTGGGTTGCAACGCGCATCCCTGAGCGCCGCTGCATGCTGGTGCACGATGTCAGGGCAGGAGGTAGTGGGATCGATGACGGAGCAGGGCAGGGCACGGGTGTTTCAGCTCGCCTGACCTTCGACCTTCACGTCTACTTCTTCCTCGTCCTCGACTGGCATGGGAATTTCCGAGGATTCCTTGATCTTGACCCCGGCAGCCGCTGCAGTTACCGAACCCGCGATCGCGACAAGCCCACCCGAGAATGCAAGGCTGTTGAAGGTCTGATGCTTGACTGTGTCGTAGATCGACAGGATGATGAAAACCAGACCACCCAGCATCACGAAGCCGTAGCCGAAAAATCGCGCCGGGTCGACGTCGCCATTCCAGCTACAAAAGAGGTCTTCGCAGACTCTTGCCACAAACCCGTGTTTTTTCTCTTCCACGACCGTCTCCCCCGGGAATCGTTCAAACGATTCGCAGGAGTCAGGCGTGCTCACAGGTACAAAAAAAGAAAAGCTGCACCGACCGCAAATGGACGACATCGCGGAAGGGGCGAGCCCCTTCCGCTTTTGCCGGCTTCCTGGAGGGCCGGTGTACCACCTGGAGAATGGGCACCTCATGATCAGAGGTTGCGCAGAACCATGAGCCTGCGGTAAAACTCCGCGGTCCGGTGATAGCCTTCGCCCTCTACATCCGCATACGCCTGCGCCACGGCTTGCTCGTATCTCAGCGCTTGCTCCTCTCTGCGACGGCCTTTCCGGGAACTCGCAGCGGCTTGCAAGCGTGCAAGCTCCTGTGCGATCTCTTTCATCACCTGTTCTGACGCATCGAACGCCTCGCAAAGTTCCTGCGAGCGAAGCATCTGCGCCAGTGCGTCTTCAGCATCAGCAGGAAAGAACATGTCCGCGAAATCACGCTGGGTTGCCTTCGCCTTGTAAAAGGAATAAATCAGTGGTTCATTTGTTGTCATTCGCTTCCTCGACCTGTCGAAAACAGGGAGCATTTCGCTCCCCTGTAACCAGACTGCGCCGACTACGCGTCAGCGCAGCCGTCGACGATTACCGCTTTTCGGTGAAATAGCGGTCAAGCTCCTGCGCAACCCGGAATCCGATATACGAGCCAAACGCGAGACCGGCTGCCTGACCCATTGCTTTCCAGAATCCATTCATTTTTAACTCCCTGTTAAATCGTGTTGACGAAATAAGGAGGGGCGCGATCGCGCCCCTCCGATTAACTGCGTGAGAACTTCAGATTACTTTTTGCCGCCGGCTTTCTTCAGGTGATCCTGCGCCGCCTCGGTTGCACGACGCAGGTTTTCCTGTACCTCTTCGGCCGTGGGGGCCGGTGTTTCAGCCGGTGCTTCAGGCTTCTTCTGAGCCGATGCCTGAGCGGGCTGGGGTTGATTGCTTTTGGTTTCGCTGAATTTGTCGCGAAGCCACGGATAGGCGAAATAGGCACCAGCTGCAGCCGCCGCGACCGCACCCGCGCCGATAACAAGATTCCGGTTTTCGCTGACCCAGTCCGCGCAGGTATCGATAAATCCACCTGCACTTCCCGCGACGGCTTCAGCCGGAGCACTGTCGAAGATATTGCCACTTTCCTGTGCTGCCGTTGCTGCGAACTGAATAATGTTGCTGATTGCATTTGCCATTTTGAAGCTCCTTGATATCTGTCTGGTATCTGAGTGGTTGAATTCATTCCTTCACTGGTCTGAACTCACCGGCGGAATATAGGGCTGAGATTTTTTTGAATCATCAATCGGGGACATGCTAACGATAGCTATCGCCCCGCGCGACGAACTTCTCTACCCGCGGCCATCGAAATACAACCTATACTTGTCGTACGGGATCGGGCGAAAAGTTAGATCCACTGTCCAAGCAATTCATTAGTCAGAGCGCTAACCCAAAGTGCCGGGATCTATGGATAGTAGATCTAACTCGTTGCCAAAGGATCTAACTTGAGCACCCGCGATTTCGTTTTGTCCCCACAATTGCGGGGGCATTTCCCATCGGGAGGCCTGTCTATGAATTTCACTTTTCAGAATGCCGTTGAATACGGGATGCAGCAGCGTTTCTCCTACTTTGGAAACCCACGTGCAAGAAATAACCTCGGATACGCAACGGCAGAAAACCGGATTCTGGATCAGATCTCTGCAATCCATCTGATGCGCAGAAAAATGAAGGCCGGGTTCGACGTAATCCTGAATCAGGCAATTAGCCAGTCAAACGAACGGTGCACGATTGCCAGCTCACCAGATGCGGATCTAATCAAGACATGGCTTGGCATTGACGGACTCCAGATCAAGGATGTGTTCTGCAATTGCGCGGTGAGTCCCGCCCTGAATGAATTTATTAAGCAGGCGGAAAATATCAGGAACCAGTTCCGATTTTCCGATATTGACGCGGTCAATGATAGTCGGTTACTTGGGATTATCCATGCGACTAATCAGACGTTGAAAGGCATCCGATTCGACCTTGAACAAGGTCAAGTTGGCCTCGCTGACCGTAGATTCGCTCATTCGAGTAATCAAAATCGGCGCAGTCTGCGTGACTACTTTTCCCTGCTACTGAAAAAGTACAAAATCCTTCCGGCCGTCAGAATCGACCTCGGTTATACCAACGGTTCTGGACCGATGCATAGGTGGCCGGATGTCTCGCTCCAGGAACTCAAGGGACATCGCAATGCACTGATCCGGCATCTCGTCTACGATTTTTCTCCGGATATGATCGGATACGCAATCAAACTCGAGCACAGTGCCGGAACAGGCTACCGGTATCGTTGCCTTTTTTTCCTCGCCATCGACAACGAAACTGATCTGGAAGCAGCGGGTGAAGATATCGGATCCTACTGGAACGAATATGTGACGATGGGCGCGGGAGTGTATTTCCACTGGAACCGTTCAATGAAAGGGTACAGTGCTCCCGGGGTCGGGAATATAAGACAGATGAGCGAATTCAGATCGGTAATCCGTTACTACACCGGCCTTGATCGTTACCTGAAGCTCTCCGTGGGGCGGTCCCGGTCCCTGTTCAGAGGACAGGCTCGGTAAAGCGACTTCTATTTTTTCTTCGGGACCAGAGGATTGGACCGGGACTGATACCGGCGGGCGCGGCGGTCCGCCTCGAGAAACTCGTCGGCAACCTTCTTGCTCGCGTCCACCTTCTTCGCAAACTCTGGACTGTGTGAGACGATGTTCCAGAACCGGTGCTGTCTGGCAGATTTGCTAGGCATGGCATGCTCCCCATGAAGCGCACGGCACCACTCCAAAAAAACAAGGCTACCTGATGAAAAGCCCCTGAGGGCGCGAACTCATTCGATGCGAACGCCCTCACGAAACTTTGGGCCACACGCCGGACAGTGGTATATACCAAGCTGCCCATCGCTTTCGGGATCAAGCTCGAAATTGTCGGGCCACTCGCTTGCAGGCTTCACCTGCGATTGCCCCATTGGGAGGCCCAGCTTGTAGAAGCATTCATGCGGCGCCACGCCATACTGCGGCAGCTGCTCCCCATCGCCACACGTCTCACACACCGGCTTAAGCATTTCCATCACAAACCCCTTGTGTTCCATGGATCTCCCGGTGGCCTCTCCAGGCGCAGACGACACACCAGCCTCGCTCAGTCGTGTTCTGAGAGATGTTCACCTGGCGTGTATTCGAAGTGTGCGATGCGATCGAACCAGGCTCGGATCGACTCGTTGCTGATCGGACACTCATGGGACGATTCATGCCAGGCGATCTCCCACGGCCCGCCATCAATGCGTGAAATGGAAGACAGTCGCGCCGTGCTCAACTTTCCGTAGACCTCCAGCACCCGTTCGATCAGCTTCGCCTCAATGCTGTCGTCCGGCAGATGTGGCTGTCGTGCTATGAAAGGATGGTCCGCGGGGATCGGGTTGATCGAAAACACCCGCAAGGTGTGATACAGCGGCCCGAGCACTGGCCCGAGCCGCCACGCTTCGAATAGTTCATCAACGATAGGCTCGTCTCTCAGAGCCAGATTCCATCCGTGACAGAAGTAGGCGAGCTTCTGTACCGATTGGTTCGACTGCTGCCTACCGTGTTGCGGTGAGCGCCGCACGATTTCCGCGGCGAGCTGAAGGGGATGAATTGGCATGATCCTGTCCTGGCGTAGACAGGCGCACCTTCTTGAACCAGTTGACGTCGGCAGGCTTGTCCGTTGCCTGGAACTTGTAGGGCATGACAACGCCTACGAAATCGTTGTAGCCATTAATCGTCACGAGCGCCGCCTTGTCTCCGTTAGGCGTTACACGAGGAACGACTGGCTTGCCGGTCAGGACGGCAGCGCACCGGGAGAAATCCATCAGGTGCTGGGGATCGAACTGGGCCGCTGTCCCCGAGAACTCGCCAGGCACCGTTCTGGCGTAATCAACGTACTTGTCCTTTACGGGTATGAATTCGTATTGCAGGCCGTGCTCGGGAATCTGGAGATAGTGCTTGTCACCGTCGATCGCCAGTATCGCAAGCAGTCCGGGCCGAGCCCGAACCTTGATCTGACGCAACACGCTCAGTGGGATGATTACCGACGTGTCGTGATCGACAGCATTCTCAATGCCCATGCGCACTATTCCCAGCTTGTGGCCACATGAGGCAACCAGACGCGTTTCATGTTTGCGTGCCTCGACAAGCACACCATTCAGGTAAGCGCGGTGGTCTTTCGTCCCCGCGAGGAGAGCAACGGCCTTCAACATTTCCGCTGAAAATCGGATGGTCTGCATACTTTAAAATCTCCCATTGGGCAACTTGCGTCATCCAGGTAACTAAAAACGAAACGCCCCCCGACTCGCATCGCGAATCTGGTGGGCGAAAGGTGCCGGATCTACAAATCGGCGATGAATTTGAATCTCAGGTACAGCGGGTTACGGAAGAGCGCTCCGGCCACGTACTGACGTCCGGACGAAAAAAGAACGGCGGGTTTCCTCGTCACTCAGGTCCCTCTGGGTGAGATCTTTTTCAGGCTGACGTGTCCTCACCGTGTAGACAAACATCAGCCCCGTGGCGTAGTCGCCTTTCAGATACTGCGCAAACGGGCGACCTGATGTCGCGCTCGGCGCCGGCTTCCACCAGACCCGCAGCACACTGCGCATCCGGTTCGAGAAGATAAGATAGCCACCCGTACCACTCGTGCGGGCCTGATGGCGTAGTTTGTTGAACCTGATACGGGCTTTGACGGATTTGCTCCGCACGGCGTGACCTCCTGTGTGTGATAAGCAGATACGCTCCATTGAATTTGTCGAAGCAGTCAGTTTTTATTGCTGACATGATCCGTCGACCTTCGCATGATGCCGGCGGCAAAAACGCCACGGCGAGCGGTTGCGCCGTGGCGAAGTAAGCGCGGTCGTGCGGCAGAAAACGTCTTGCTCCGCTGGAGGCTTCAGGATGCGGAGAGGGCCTGTGCGTATCGTGTGTCCCCCGCATACATGGGAGTATTGGTCCTGCCCGCGGCGACGAACGGCACACGCCGCACCTTGAAAACATCGAGTACAGATGGGTCGGTGACCACGAGATCGACCATACCGTCCGGCCAGATCTGCACGAGGCAGGCCTGCAACGGCTCACTCGTTGAGCTGGACATGAAGCTGACCGTCTGGTCGAGGGTCGGTCCTGCGGTACTCGCGTCCGCTCCTGCACCGGGCGGGTCGGTTTCAGGCGTTTCACCTCCATTCTCTGGCGTGCTCATCGCCGCGTCCTCCTCGGGGAAATCAATTGGCCACACCCGCCTTTCTGAAAGCGGGCAGCATCAAGAAAAGAGGCACCTGTCGCCGTGCCCTATAGGATGAGCACGGTAGGATTGATCCTGCAACCTCACACGCCACGACATTACCCTCTGGCTGCCAGGGCCGGTGTGCCCGCAGGACGTTTGGGCGCCTCGTTGCGCACACGCTCACGCAGGGCGAAGAAGATCTGGGTTCGTCCCGGTGTCTCCTCGTTGACGTTTTCGATAAACCACCAGAGTGCACACTCCAGCGGCAGTGTTTTCAGGTACGAAATTTTCTCTGATGAAGTCATCGATCCTTTACTTGTCACAGTTCTGTTTTCCATGGTTCTGTTCTCTGGCTCCCTGCGTTGGCACGCAAAGCAGGACATACGTTTGTGGCGCGCGTCGCATGGCATGTTCTATGCGCTGGCGCACCTGCTCCCAGTCAAGTCCGCCCAGACCACAGCCGAGCGGTGGAATCGCAATGGAGAGGATGTTGCGGAAGCGCATCACATTGACCAGGTCGACAAGACCTGCATCGATGTCTTCAATAAGGCTGCTGTCGCGCCAGTGACGCTTGGTGGGAAAATTGATGATGTATCTAGGGTTTGCCGGTGGTTTGCGTTCGAACACGAAGACATGCCCTGGGCGCAACTCGCCACGCTGGCACGCGATCACATATGCGTCGAAGTTTTCCGGGTACGCCTTCCTGAACTGAAGGGCGAGCCCGCGGCCCATCACCCCGACGCAGTTCACCGGATTCACTATCGCTTCGACGTCGACATAGAAAATGCTCCCGTCGATCAGCTCGATCATCGCTTGTTCACCCGCTGGGGCTGGATGGGCACGACGCTGCTGCCATATGCCGGAGGCAAGGGTGGCGGCGGAGAAAGATATCGCCCCGCGCTCTCCAGATATGCCGCGACCTGCAGCAGTTCCATCAGGCTCAATTCGACACCCCGAATCGTGAAGTGTGACTCGATCACACCTGTGCCTGATGGCATCAGCGTGAGCAAGCCTGATTCCTTGAGTTCGCGTAGCAGATCACCACACTCCTGCAACGTCAGCTCGACCCCTTGCAGCGTCGCACGGATCACGAGGGGCCCGGTAACCGGACTGAGGCGCGGTTCCCGGGGCGAGGCCGATACTCCGGGCTGCGTCTCCATTGCCGAGGTCTGCGCGGAGTCAGGAAAAGAGTCAATAGACGCGAACCACGCGGCCAGCGGATCAGCCCGTCGCGCGCCCCGTTTCTGCGTTACCGCTGTTTCCAGCACAGGGGCAGGTGTCTGCTCACCGTCCACGGTTCCCTGATCCTCATGCGCATACGCTGGATAGTTCCTTGCCAGCCAATAGCGAACCTCCTGGCCCGCGCTCCAGGCCTTACCTTCACCTCCGGTCTCCCGGTACAGAAGCGACGCCTTCCAGTAGGAGAGAAGGGTCTGCTCGACCGTTGTCACAGAGATGTCCCATCCCCCGGCGGCCATACGCTCTTTCACGTGCGCGGCCGACAGATGTGCGCCATCCGCAAGCGCCTGCCTGCAGGCTCGCCACATCTTGCCACCGGGTTGCACCTGCATCGGATTCACCCCATTCGCAAGCCAGTAGACATACCCCTGCAGCGGATCGCCTGCCACCAGTTCCGCGCGTTGCAGCAGGCCGTCATGATGCAGTTTCGCGACCACCCCCGCGGTACCTTTCATGGAAGAAGTAAAGCCAGCCGCATCAAGCGCGCAAAAAATTTCCCTGTTACTCATCCGCCGGCCGTCTGACACCAGCCGGCAGATCCACCGGTGCACCAGCAACGCGCGCTCCATCCGTGTGAATGGGCCCTTCCCGATATCAGCAAGGAGAGTCTTCGCGTCAGGCAGTCCGCCGGGCTTCCGGGACGATTCTTCCATCTCACGCTGTGCATGCTGGACCTTTTCAAGCAGACTGCCTGGTTGTGCTGCCTGGGTCGGATCAAAATCTTTTTCGTATTCCTCTTCAATCTTCAAGTGAAACCCATGAGGATTCGCGACGTCGTCCCTGAGACGACATGAGAGCACGTTGCCGGCCTGATCCATATCGAACCAGCCCTTGCGTTCTAGCAGCATGATTTCCGCCTTGACAAGGTGCGGCGCGAAACCCGCAATACAAACAATCTGAACGACCGTATCGAGGGGCCGGATGACGTGATCCTGCGTTGCCTTCCAGATCGTCGCGTCGAGTCCGTCCTGATGACGGAGTATGCCGTCTGGATCTGGCCTCGCATGTCCGGCTGCTCGATGCGACGGCCTGGTCTCGCGAGCGTGACCAGATTCATGAGGCATCGTCTTGCCCTCAAGCAACCGTACGTTGCCGGGTCCCGGATGCACTGGATGACCGGTATGTCCGCGCCCTACGAGATAGCCTTCGATGACCAATGCGTTCACTGCGGAGCGGATCCGCTCCCGTTCATATCCATGCTTGCCCAGGGACTCGATAATGGCCTGAACGGGATATTCCAGATAGTCGCTCAGGAATTTGTAGACTGCTACCTTGACGCAATCCTGCTCCCCATTAATCGCATTCTTCAGGGTGAAATGTGGCTCGACATTGTCTGGTAGCGCTTCCTGTACAAGCAGGTTGCGCAGGTCCTTCAGGCTTTTCACCGACTTTCTTTCGATTGTCTGATCAGGTCTCACAGGTCCCTCCATTCAGACATGCACTGAAACGTAACTCCAGACACGGCGCAAGAAACGCGCCGGTCGTCCAGATGAATCGACCGTCCAGGTATTTCTAAAAGTCCCCCGTGAGCACGGAAAGCATCGTGTTGCCCGCAATCGTCAGGGGACTGGAGAGGGCACCGATGCCCTCCGTGCGCCACCGTTTACCTGTTAATTTTCATCGTTGCTCGCGCGAGAATGCCTGCGAAATACGGCCATGGAATCATTTGCAATTCCGTGAAAATAGTATTCAAACCGGTCATTGGCCGGATTGAAAATATTGTGTGTTCGCAAACGGGTGACGAGTGCCATGCCGAGCTTTTCCAGGGCGTCCGCGATACACTCCATTTCCTTCGGCCTTATGTCGTCCTCCAGGTGATGGCGCACGTTGGCAATGAAGTCCAGCAACGAATCCCGGTCATAGTCCTTGTATTCAATCTCGTTGGTAATATGGCGAAGTACTTCATTGGCCTCCAGGTTGACCGGGCTCTGGACGTACTTGATGTTCTTTTCAAAGTCACGGATAGCCTGTCCCAGGTCGATAACAATGGAATCTGGACCGCGATACGTTTCATTTTCCCTGGCGGCAGCTTCGTGTGGTGGACGGCTAACAGGTTCAGCCGAAGATGGATTTTGGTTAGATGAATTATTCTGGTTCAAGATGAGTCCATTCCTGAACGATGGGATTGCATTTTCCCGACCCGGTCATTCGCACCACGTCAGCACGATTGCACCGTTTCCCAGCCGTCCAGAGAACGCGTAGGGCAATCTGCCATTGGGCAGGTAGAGCGTAAGGTCGAGCAACTTCCGGTAGAGCAGACGCGCGATATTTTCAAGTGTCTTCGATAGGATTTCTCCGTACTTTGGATTGGTCACGCATTCCGTATCTGTCCATGCGAGAATGTCTGCCAGGGCCTCGTCCTGGTCACGAAGCGTGTCGATCATCGTGCCGAAGTACTCGTCGAGATACGGCTCTGGTATATCAAGGTTTGTCAGACAGGCGTCGAGCCGCGTGATTCCGTCATGGAATTCAAGCACCACTGAATCGGGATACATGAAGTTGTCTCCGCCTCTCAGGAAATCGCCCGGCCCTGGAGTCTTACGTCGACTCCCTCGGGTAACTGAAGATTGTCCTGACCGAAAACCAGCTGCCCGAATCGCCGCACGGCTACACGAAAAGCAGGGGTTACACTCACGTCGCGATACTGGCACGTGATGTGATGCAGACTCCACGACTGCTCATTGACAACAGCCTGTCTGAAACTTAGCCATATCCCGCAAAACATGGAGGCGAGATTGGGGGCCTGCACCGGCAGTATCATTCGGATACGATCGGTATCGGGCTGCATGCGGATGACATTCGGTGGTCTCGCCAGCAGAACGAGTTCTAGCATCGTACAGGCCCATACCTGTTCAAACATCACTCGTGCCAGGTTGAATTCTCCCTTTGAAAACACGACCATCGCTGGCGCTGTTGTATGGTCAATTGTCAAGTTCGGCAGGCCTCTGTTTTCCAGGTCATCCAGGACGTTTGTGAAAACGCGCCAAACCTTCTGCCCACGATTCCCAGACATGAATTCCTCCCGCGGGATGAACTGGATTAAGGATGGCTTCCAGTTCTGTAATATATGACTCAACGTGCTTTTGTTTGCGAACCATGGTCATCGTGAACGTTCCTTTATGTCACTTCGTCTGCATGGCATGGCACTTGTTGCGACGACCTGAGTAGTCCTAGGCAAGCATGTTGCAGAGGCTGGGAGGTGGCTTCGACAAGCTGTCTGCAGGGTTCATTGACAGAAAATTCTCCGCAGTGCGGGGAAGATCCTGTTGAAGTTTCAACAGCTTCAACACGAGGGCATTCGGGAGATGCGGTGGAGGCAACGCGGTCCTGATAAAGATACTCTAGGACATCGTGACCAGAATTGCCTGACACATCGAGCCTGATACCCCGACAGCTGAGACACTCGTATCAGCAAGCACATTGCAAAGATGTCGACATCGAATGTACATGTATAGTGGCTTCCACAGCATTCACTCATCCTGTAAAAACGGGATCGCAGTATGCTGTCAAATGGCGATTTGTCAATTCGCCTGCATAGCCGGCAGAGGATCGATGTCGCGTTCAGAAGGGAACCAGGAGCACCGTGGCAGCATCCGACGCAAACGGTGCTGACGGCACTGCGATCGGCGCCTGCGAAGCACCCGCACCATATCGGTTCGTGTTCGAAATGCGCAGGTTCGAAAGCCAGCCGATAAACGGGTTGTCACTCAGTCCATTGGTGCCTGAACCTATGCGCGCGGTGTGCGCAGATGTTCCGAGATCGATCGTGCTATAGCTCGTGAGTGTCTGCAGCGAGAGGCTTTGCCCGTCAGCCCAGCATTGCTGGTACCAGGTCGGCCCGACCTGATAGATTGCGAAGCAGAGGTGGTGCCACACGCCATCGGCAGACGGAATCAGTTGCGCATAGGTAGCGCCACCCGCCTGCGTATCGAAGCCATAATACTTGTCACCCCCATTGTCCTGCCGTGCCCGGAATACGTCCGATGCCGTGTTGTAGTAGCATCCCCAGAGATTCTCGCTTGTGCCCGTCGCCGTCTTCGCCCATGCCTCGAACGTGCAGGTCGACAGTGCCAGCGCCGCCGTTGCAGCAACGTTCAGGCCGTTATTCCCACCACCGCTGAAATACAGCGCACCATTCGCGTCACCCCATGGTCCTGCGGCGAGAACCGACGTAGCGTTGAGGTTGCGGGTGAGGGCGATGGCATTCGGTCCCCAGTCGGTCAACCGGTCAGTGAGCGCGGAACCCCAGTAGCTTGCCTGGTTTGCGGAAATGACACTCTGATCAGCCGGGCTCACCAGGGCGCGGAACAGGATGAGCTCGCAGAACGTGGCGCTTGCACCTGCAATCTGGGCAAGCGCGCCAAGTGCGAGAAGATTGGTGCCATCGCCGCCTGAGCCGATGGAGCCATTAGTCGGAATACCGTTGACGACGATACGGCTACCGGTCGTGCTGTAGTTCTCCATTACGCAGTTGTTTGCGCCGGCAGCAACAGCGTTACCCGACGTGAATCCCGTGCTGTAATCGTACATCTGGTATTTGAGGTTCACGGCGCTCAGCCCGATGACCGACGCGTTGGTGCTGCCGTTCACTACCCAGAAACTGCTGCTGGTTGCACCTGCCGGAATACCAGTCACGCTTGCGCGACTGAAGGGCTGGCTGAGCGTGAGCTTGCTGGTCGCGCCAATCAATTCCTGAATCGAGCTCGCGGTGGCGACAGCGAGGATCGCAGCGCGACCGGATGGGGCCGCAGAAGTGTTGAGTACACCGCTCGTGACGATGAGAGGTTGGCGGGTTGTCAGCGTCTGCGTCAGGTTCGCCGGATTGCTGGTCTGATCATACCAGGCCGTGACAAAACCGTTCGCCGATCCGGTGAAGGCGAGCAGCGCCGCGACATCGAGCTCGCCGTTGGCATTGAATCCAATATCTTTCGTGGCGCTGTCAGAATCCCGCCTCACGTTTATGCATGGGCCACTGTATGCGCCACGCAGACGCCGCAGACTCCACGCCCCGACTACCGGCGTCGTGAGACCATCGAGCAGCGTAGTCAGTGGAACGATGGCCGCCGCATAGTGGTTCGCGACCTGCTGCGCGGTGAGTGCCTTGTTATACACCGCTACTTCGCCGATCACGCCATTCATTGCGCCAAACTGGCCGCCCATTGAACCAATCTGGAGCGTTGACTGGATCGTGGGCGAAGCCGTCACGCTCGTACCTGCCACAAAAACACTGCCGTTCACGTATATCGTGAATGCGTTTCCCGATCGAACCAGCACAACATGCTGCAATGCACCTGCCTGAGGCGGCGTATAGAACGGCGTGTAAGCATGAAGTCCGTCGTAAAAATGGTACGTCCCGGGCTGCACCCCATCGGACGACGAGATTCCCCACTCCATGCCTGACTGCCATCCCCCCGAGCTCGTATAAAGAACGTTGCCGATGAAGCGGCATCCCTTGTCCGTGGAGAAGCCGCCAACTGGCAAATTGTTGTAGCTCGCCACCCGGGCCCAGCACTCGATCGACCACGCGGTACCCGAACAGAACTGGTTGGCGGCACTCACGTCTACCCAGGAGGTTGACGTGCCGTCCAGCTCCACGTAAGCGGCCGCTACACCTGGCAACAGCGAACAGGCAGCGAGCTTCGCGCCAGCCTGATAGGTGCCACTGTGCCCATTGCCGGAGATATCCGCAGCAACAGTCCCGGTCGTCTCGTTTAGCGGCCAGTAGGCATAGGGCCCATCAGCGAGGACGGTGCCGCGATATGGACACGGCGTCTGCCAGTACTGACATTGATCGATCTCAAGTGCGAACTGATCGCTCGCACTGGGCGGTTGCGGGAATTCGATGATCTCGCCATACAGCGCCTGTGTACAGCGCGCGGAACCGTTGACATTCGCACCGACCGACATGATCTCGGATGCGCCAGATCCCACAGCGCCGGATGCCACGTTCCCGTTGAAGACCGCTGAGCTGCTCGCCTGGTTGAACGTCTCGAGGAGCGCTCCGGTGGTGCCAGCGCCAATGCCAGTGACGCTCGTGTAGCCTGTGCCTCCGCTATTGCCAGAGCTATCGTAGGCATAGCAGCTCAGCGTACTGGCGGAGGTCTGATACAGCTCGCTGTACGCGCTATTACCGCTATTGAGAACGATCGGGTTGCCGTTGGAGGGCGTCAGTCCCCACGGGAACGCGAGCACGGAGGAACGTGAAAAGGGCTGCGGAAAGCTTAGCGCGGGTGCAGGCACAATCGTCTGCAGGAACGATCCATTCGCACCGCTCGTGCCGCCGTTGGTCATCACGGCCCCATGCCCAGCCCATGACGGATACGCCACCAGGCTTCCCGCGGCTACGATCTGCGGTTGCTGACTCACGTTCGCCTGGCGCAGATGCGAAGCACCTGGCATCTGGTCGTACCATGCCGTCAGATAGCCGTTGCCTCCACCGACAAACGCGAGCAGCGCGGCCACGCTCAGATCGCCAGACGCAGTAAATCCGATATCCTGGGTAACATTATCGGCATCGCGACGCACGTTCAGACATGGACCAGCATAGCCACCTCGAAGGCGACGCAAACTCCATGCCCCCGCCGCGGTCGTCGCCAGCCTGTCAAGCGTGCCTATCCATGGGGGGGTTGTCACCTTGAGCAATTGTCGTGAAAGGCGACTCATGGACTTCACCTCGCGACGAAACGAACACGGATCGCATCACGATCCTGTGCGGAGACTTCATACATTTTCCGTCCTCCCTGGATCCATCGGCTTTCGAAGACAGGACGCCCTATGGCGTGCCCCAATAGTTCTTCTGGTCCGCGTAGATCAGACTGATGTCATCAGCACCCAGCAGCTGGTTGAACTGCAGTACTTCGGAAAAAATCGACGATCCGCCACTGAATCCACCCTGGGTCATGGAGATCAAGGTCGCGCTATCGGCAACGGCGCCTAGCGAACCGCTCGTCTGCGTGCCATTGACGAGAAGGCTGCTCGCCGTGTTGTTGAAATTCTCGATGACGCAATTGGCGCGATTGAAGGGCAGGACGATTGAGGATGCAAAGCTTTTGCCCTGGTTGTACATCTGGTAGTGGCCATTGGCCACCTGCAGCGCCTCATTGGCAATGTCGTCTGTCCCTGTCAGGACGGGGAAAGCGGAAGTCGGTGCCGTCGACGGGATGCTATTTACGGATGCACGACTGAATGGACCGTTGATGGGAAACTGTGCGCCATTGTCGAGCATGTACTCTGAGTTTCCGATACCCAGTATCCCGGGAAGAACGCCACCGCTCGTGACAAGGACCAACGCGCCAGCCTGAACGATGGGTGGATTCCCGGCGTAGTTCTTCATGGATGTGCCATGACCTGACTGGTCATATAGCGCTGTTACGAACAGGTCTCCCGTTCCTGCAAAGGTGAGCAGGCTGGCCGTGTCCATGCTCCCGTCGAGACGAAAATTGATGGTTGCGGTGGCGTAGTCACTCACACGCCTGACCATGCAGCATGGACCGAAATATTTCCGCGTCAACCTTCGCAGACCATACGCACCCACCGGCCAAAGACTCAACGAATCCAGCAGTCCCTTGTATGGTGGCCCGCCACACATGGGCAACCGCCTTGCCAGATGGCTCATTGGTTTTGCCCCGCGACGAACGCGTCAAAACTCGCACCCCCGTCCTGGGTGTAAATCACGAACGTGTCCAGCTTGCCTGCGACGCCACACGCCGAAGGTACAACGCCCTGAGGCCACCTGAAAGTCGAGGGAAAGACGAGTCCCGAGCTCGCACTATTCTTCGCAACCAGCACGAACTCCGCGAGTACGCCGCTTGCCGGTGGATTGACGATCGACAGCGTTGTTGTCGTGCTTGCGGAGAGGGGAAGGTTGAAGAGAATTTCAGGCGCGCCCTGGACAATCGGCGTGAGATCGAGCGCCACGTTGGCGCCACCGGCAAGGTTCACAATGGCCGTCGTTTGTGCCGCCTTGATGGCAGCCTTGATCGGAGTGCCCAGACCCTCAATCAGGCTAACCAGTTCTCCAATGAGGGTCTCGAGGTTGGCTTCTGGTGAAAGCGTGTTCATTGAACATCCCCTCCGATATCAGGACGGTTGGCCGAACGTCGCGTTTCATTCCGGTTGGGGATTGCTGCCAGCAAGCTGCGCGATGCGTGCGTGCGCCTGATCGAGCTCACGCTGCTTCACAGAGAGCTCGGCCGAAAGCTGGGCCGCATAGTCCCCGAGCAACGAAGCGATCGCCATGCTGGTCCACTCGGCCGGCACCGCGTCTTCCAGACGAACGGTTTCCTCCAGGATCTGGTCACCCGCCTGGAGGTAGCTCATCATCACGAGATGTGCCCCAACAGGTACTCCACGAACATCGAAGCGCACGAGAAATTCGTTCGGCACCCGCATCCTCTTCACTTCCACCGTGTCGCTCATGTTTGCACCTGCGAGTCACTGGAAAATGCACGCCATTGGCCGGCGGAGTAGTAGACAGGCACACCAGTCCCCGCGCCTGAGGCCTGCCCCTGTTTGCGACCATCACTCGCATAAGCAAGGGAGATCCCGGCGGGTGCAGTCGGAAGCGTCGCAACGGTATATGACTTGAGCCCGATCGGCCCTTCGAGTTGTAATGCGTTGGATCCGTCATCGGTAGCGCTCGCGCCGATACGAATTCGCCCGGACGCGAAGAGCGTCATCGCACGGTTGCCGCCTGGTCGCATCACGACGGGTCCGCCAGTAGCAGTCACGAAAAGACCGCCAGTGTTCGCACCGCTGGCATGCACAAAGCCCGAAAGCGCGACTCCCAGCGAGCCCGAGTAGAGGCTGCTCGTCGTACCCATCAACAACTGGTTACCGCCGTTGGACTGCGACTGGAATCCGGCAACGGCATTCGCTCCGATGTAGGTGTTCTTCACCTGCCGGTAGAACGCAGCGTCCTGGCTGTGGAACATCAGGTCGGCAGTCGCGTTGACGTTGCCCACGCCATTGGAGAATTGCACATTGACCGGCGGAAATGCGATGTTGTTCAGATTGCCGTTAAAAACGATCACGGACTTGCCAACGTCGATCGTGCAGTTGAGTGCGAAGATGTTGGTCGGCACACCGCCCGTGTCCGACCCATACCTGAGCAGTTCGATGGGGCCGCCTGCGACCGACAGATCCTGATTGAGATTGGTATTGATCAGCGTGCTGCTGTTTGCCGATGAATCGTGGATACAGACCGGAGAAAGCTCGAACGAATTGAAGTTCGTTCCGTAGATCCCGTCATTGTCCGTTCCATCGACAAATGCAAAGTCAGCATTGACGTTGGAGGAAATGCGCAGTCCCCGATACAGTAATCCGGGCAGCGGTGCACCAGTGGCGCTTTTCGCCGATGTCATGCGTGCGCCACGCACGTCAAGCGTATAGTCTCCGACGAATGGGAACAGCGCGGATGCATCGCCCGTCATCGAATAGGCGACAATGCCATCCGGCTGATCGTCACCTGGTCTCACTGTGTCCTGAAACCCGATATTCCCGCGGTTGTGTCCTTCGCACGACTCGAACCAGATGTGCGCCGGGTGAAATCCGGCATTGCGGTTACGCCCATAACCAACGTTGTGCGAGTAGTTTTCGCCACCGGACAGGCCCATGATCGCGCGGCCGAAGATCGTCTCCACGCCGCACTCATCGCCCCTGTTTCCGGTGAAATCGACGTACCGGTTAATGCCGCCGTTCGCATACTCGCCGGTCGTGATGCATGGGATACCTTCCGATGCCGTCGTAAAGTTCTGTGGGAATTCGCGTACCTGGATCAACGAGCGGTCCCCTGGCTGCTGCAGCGATCCGAACATCGACGTATCGCCACAGCGATAGCCGTTGTTCCGGAAAAAGCAGACGTTGCGCAGGCCGGCGCCCGCGACGCCATTCCAGGTCATATTCTTGAACGCACTTTCGCCTATCCACGCGTCATGGACCTGCCAGAGTACCAGGCCGTTCAGATACGCATTGCTGAATGTTGCCTTGAGGATGTGGACGTTCGTCGACGCAATGGTGCCAGTCGCGTCAGGGCTGATCTCGACAGCGCCGTTGTGGCGAAAGGGGTTTGATCCGCGGCCGGGCCGGCTCTGTGTGGCGGGATAGACCTGCCCCTGACGGTTGTCATCGAAGGTACATTCGCCCAGATCAACCCAGTCCATGCCCTGCAACCGGAACAGAGGCGTAAAGTTGGTATAGTCGTTGTCAGTATTGACGATCACGCCATCCGCGCGCCTGAATGTGCCTTTCCCCTCGAGGATGAACCGGCCACCTTCCACGGTCACTGTCCGGCTCATCAGGTAGATTGCGTCGTCGCGTGTCCTGATTGTTCGACCACGAGCTCTCACGACCGTCAGGGCGATTGCATCGTCATCGGGCGCCAGTCCATCACCGGTCGCGCCATAGTCCTCCGGCGTTACCCATTCGCGCGCCTTGTCCTCAAGGGTCCGTGACACTGCACCGTCACCCTCCTGAACAAAGCTACCATCGGCATACAGTCCGTCGCCGGTATCGCTGAGGAGGTTATTTTCCCGTGGATCAATCCTGAGCAGTGCCTTGCTGTCTGTGCCGTCGACGAGCACGTTGCCAGCATCCGTGGATACGCCCAGCACGTTCACACCGTATTGCTGCGCCAATGCGGCGGCTTCCTCGGCAGCAACCGCACAGCGTGCCGCCCATCTGGCAGAGCGCGCCGCGGAAGCTTCGTTGACCGCGTCGTCGCCCGAGGCCGGCGACGACGGATCGGCAACATCGGACATGACAGGGGTTCCTCATCTGATGGACAAAGCCATAAAATTGGAAGCCCAAAAAGAAAAAGAACCCACATTCCTGCGAGCCGTTTCGCCCCTGGGAACACAATTCATCCGCTCACGGCGTCGCCAGCACTCCCGGTTTGCAGACCTGCTTTCCGTCTGTTCCTACGCGCGGCATGAGCGTACCTTTCTCCCTCCCGACATATTCACATCCAGTCTCTTCGTCGACGTAGACTTCCAGCGCCCGGATCACCGCCTTATCGCTGGCCCCCGACGCGTAGCGCACCGCGTCAGCAAGAGGCGAGGGAAGCATCCAGCCAATGGCGAAACACAGAACGCACGACACCAGCACCCAGACTACATTGGATTTTTTCATCGGCATGCTCCCCAGAACAACCGCACTGCAGCGAGGCGCGACCATCATGCCACCACGGAGAAAGCCGGCTATGCCGCGACGAGACTCACAGGATGAAAGGCATGATCTGGGCAGTCGAAAAAAAGAGGGCACCTGATTACCAGGTGCCCTCCCGACGGACCGTGAATGCTACGCGTTCAGAACGCTATAGCCTTTCAGACAGACACGTATGTTCCTCACGTGATCGAACTCGCCAGCAAGCACACCATGAGTTGAAACGAGTTTCATGATGGCGTCCTGGTGTGCACAGTCAGGTACCATCTTCAGATGCATCTGTCGCTCGAACTGCCTGCCGTGCGCCACAACCTGATCGTCCTCGCACACGAGCGTGGGATAGAGGCCGATCGTATCAACCGCAGTTACTTCAACAGCAATTGGTCGCCCAAAATCCACACTCGGCAATGCACGTCCATCTGTCATGAACTTGCCCGTTTCAAACGCGCGACGTACCTGATTCTTGAGGCCGTCGAGAACAATGGTATTCGTGATCGTGGCATTCATCTTCGTACTCCTTAAACAGAAATTTTCGTTTCAGTGCGTGTCTCATGACAGGGAGTCAATTCAGGTCAACAACCTGTGCTCCACCGGAGTGATATAGGACCGAAGTTACTTTGATTCCCTACCGGCAAAAAAGAAAAACCGTCGTGAAGCACGCGACGGTTTCGAAGGGTTCCCGAACGACTGTCCGGGAACCGGATGCAGAACCTGTGCACTACGCCGCTCGCTCCCGGTTTGCCAGCGGTGTAGGCACTGTTCACCGTCACACCTGCCTCACGCATAGGGTGACGCAGCGCGGTACTTTTTCTACCAGCAACCGCGCTACCTACCGGCCTCGTCTGTAGAGGCCAACGATCGCATATACAAACAGCAGTGCGACAAGGACACCGGACAACACGCCCGTCTTCTTCATTCTTCGCTTCTTCTGCGCTGTGTCATCACGTAAGCCAACTTCGTTGCGGGTCCGGGCTTTCATGCGGCAGCTGCCTGCGGCGAAGACTGTTGCGGCCCCTGTCCCTGCGCCTTGTTTTGCGCCTCCTTTTCCTTGCGTCTTTCCGAAAGATGCGATTCAATTTCGATGACAACTTTCACGCCCACGTACACGCCGAGAACAACACCCGCTGCGCGGCTAAACGATCCGAGAAATTCCATCGCGACGCCTCACTTTCCGTTGATGAGTTGGTTGATGTACCTTTCGCACATCACACTCGCGGCGCCTGCAACGGCTGCACATGCAATCACCTTCGCCACCAGACCTGCCTTGTTCCAGAAGTTCATTTTCAGTTCCTGTATCTATCAATGTGGTTGATTAAATCCCGCCATTACTGGTCTGGATTCACGCACGGGATATAGGTCTGAAAAAATCTGGAATCGCCTGTACAGTCGATCCTGCTACAGCGCACAGCAGTCAGGACCAGTTCAGCGTCACCGATACCGCACCCGGCAGATAAAGAGCAGAATCAACGGCATCCACCTCGATGGAGTCCGGCTGCCCGTCTGGCGGTGTAACGAAGGTGATCGCATCCGGTACCACGCCGAGCGCGAGCGCGATCACGTCAAGCAGGTCAGCCTGCGACATCTGCGCGCTCACATCCGCAACCGCGTTTGCATTCGCGACATCGGAAAGCGCGGCCCGTTCGTAGATCAGCACCTGGTTCACGCCATCCGCGGCCACATCCTCGAGCGATGGGCGCAGATAGACAATGACCTGGGTATTGCTGCTGTCACCATCGAGGTTCAAGCCCGGGCCCAGAAAGAAGCCCAGTGAAACCGGGTCCCAGGGGACCGGCTCGGTGACTCCAATCTGGTCCGGGTTCGTTGGCTGCCCCAGCGCCGGATTCGTCACGTAAGCGAGGAGGTTTTCTATCGTGTTCAGCGTCGGATCAATATTCATTTCCGGAGACTCCCATTCCTTCAACTGCGGCAAAAAGGCATGGAGGACATCCTTCATGCCACCGTACGCGGCAATATCGATCGACGAGCATATGCGTCAGAACAGCGCTGGATCACCGCGAAAGCGTGAGCGCGAGAGAACCTGTCCACAGCAGGGCGTGCGCGGCCATGACAAGATTTGCCGGGCAGGACTGGCCGGCCTCAACCGGTGGCAGGCGTGCGTCAACGATATCGGCGCGTGTGAGGTTCAGCGACAGACGCGCATTGATGTCAGGTAGAAGGTTCGAGAGCCGCGTCTGGCCGGCAAGGACGAAAAGCGTGGATCGCTCGCCCGGTACCGCGCTGATATCAATGCGGTCGTAGTTGAAATAGCCCGAACCCTCGAACTGCGCGCCCTGCGCCGTCATTACGTAGACCGTGGTGTTGTGACCGCTCGGGTCCGTAGCGGGCAGGGCGCCCACATGGCCGAAGCGGATCTGCTCCGGTGTGATCGCCGTGCCGTTGTCGTGGTTGATCTGGCTGAGGAGGATCTCTTTCGCAGGAAGAGTGAAATCCAGCACCAGCCCGGCAGTTGCGCTCATGATGCGCTCCTACGGTGTGCCGGAAGTCTGTCCGGCCTGGTCCTGCGGCTGCAGGAAGATGTTCAGGTGTGTGGTTGTGACATAGCGCGAGGCACTGACGCCCTGACCGCGCATCTGCGTATAGTGCTGCACACCGATCACCACACCGGTGAGCGTCGCGATTTGCTCGTTCTGCAGGAAGAGCACCTGTGCCGGCATCGCTGGCACAATCAGATCGGGGTTCGAGTTCTCCCATTCCAGCGTGACTGAAGCACCCATCGCACGGGCAAGCCTGGAGTACTCTTCGAGCGCATTCGCATTCACCGGATTGCCTGAAACATGCACATTGTTGTTGCCACCGGGGCGCGACGTGCCGATGAACTCGTTGTTGGTGCTGCCACGGGAGGCCAGCGCCCGGTTCTCCGAGACCGTGACAAAGCCGTCCATGAACTTCGAGGCATCCGAAAACCGCACACCGTTGCCAAGATTCAGCTGTGCGTGATTGCTCGGGTCCCGGAACTTCACGCTGCCGGTGGCCATCACCATCAGGTTCGTGCCAGACTGCCGGTACGTGCGCTCGACCTGTGGAAACTTGTTCGCTGGCACGTTGATGACAGTCAGTGTCGCCGGGGCGCTGTTAAAACGTGTCGTGTCGAGCGCCGGGTACACGTACCACTGGTTGCCCTGAAGGAAGTAGCCCATGCCGGCGTTGTAGACACCACCGCAGTGCTTCTGGATATGCTGGGGCACATCCACGAGTCGAACGCCATGCGGGATCACGATGTGCTCGCGAACCGCCGGGTTGGCCGACGGGATCATGGTCACGCCCTGGACCGTGCGCTGCCCATCCACCGTGGTGGTCTGCGAAGCGCTGGTGAGTGTTGTGCGTATCGCGTCGTCAACCGTGCAGCCGCGAAATACCTGGCCCACATCCATCATCCTCATCTGCTCGAGCGCCTTGTTCACGAGTTGGAACTGCACGGTGATGGGGCCTGCCAGGTCGAGGTTCGGCTGCGTCGCCGCAAAGGGCACGTTCTGTTCGACGAGGGGCGAACCTTCATCAATGAGGGTCGCCGTAAAGCGCTCGGACTGGACCGTGCTACTGGCGTCAGGCGTGTCGCCCACTTCCATGAGTGGCGTACGCGTGAGCGTGATGTCGATCGCGTTCTTGCAGGGATAGATAAGGTTGCTGAACTGGCCAGCGAGGATTTCGGTGGTGATGATGAGTTCGTCGGAATACCGGTTCAGGTAATCCCGCCTCAGGTCCACGCCTGTCACCTTAAGCGGAGTGACGAGAGTGTTCGTCGTGGTCACGAGTATGCTTGCGCCCACCGTGAAGTGCACCGGATTGGCGCCACCGTTGATGATCTGGTCCACATCGATCATCAACGCGGATTGTTCGAATTCCACATCCGTTACCTCCGTTCACCGCTCACCGCTGATTCCAGCGCGGCACGCGGCCAGCAGGATCCACGAACGGGCGAGCGCGCACGAAGACCTCCGCGAACCCTGCGCGCTGTACGCGAGGATCGTTCTCTTCGTCCAGTGCATGGATGGTCGTGACCTCGGGCTCGAGCGGCCTCACCAGACTCGCCCCCGACAGTGAAAAGAGGCTGCGCGCCTTGCGCGTGAAACGGGAATCCTGATAGTCACGCGGGAACTGGTATCGTGCCTGCGCATAGACGACGTTTGCAAAGGCGTCGAGTTTCGCCAGGTCCTCGAGCGGCGCGTTTCGCGTGCAAAGCTCGTTCTCGAGCTTGTCCTTCCAGGCGTAGAGGTGATTGCTCAGGTGCTCGTAGATCTCCTTCGCGTCTTTGGGGTTCACGAGCCCGATCGATATGCCCTGGTCCCAGTAATCGGCCATCCGCGCGATCGGGAGCATGCGTTCTACACGCTCGTTCTGCATCTGCCGGTCGACATCGGGATCGAAAGAAGTGGGGGTGCCGACTTCCTGCATCTCCTCAATCGGAATGGTCAGGATCCGCTTGAGCCGGCAACGAAAGAGGCGAAAGAAAATCCACCAGGCAGTATCGCGCTGCGCGGGCGGTATCCAGCTGCTGGAAGCCGGATACTGGCTGGTCCGTGGCGCCGGCATGCGAGCCGGCACCGCGCGCGGGACATACTGTTTCATCTCGACCTCCACGATAAGGCCGCCTGTTCACGCTGAAGCACCGGCTACACGCGCCGGATCGCCGCCCGGATCAGCATGAGCACGATGGGTGTGTAGTAAAAGCGCTCAAGTCCACCCCAGCCATGCCACGTTTCGCAGAACGCGTCGAGCAGGTCCAGATCGATTGCGCGTGCGTAAAGGTAATCACGCACCATCAGCTCGAGCCTCGACTGTCCCTCGGCGTTTTCGTAGAAGCGGCGCGAGAGGACATAGCAGTCATCGCACAGGACCGGATGAACGAGCGGCGCACCTTCGTAGGGCAGTCCGGCGAGCACATCGGTGCCGATCAGATCCTCGAGCCTGCCCGGGCGCGCCGGGGTTTCTTCGAGCTCGCTGTCGGTGAGCGGCACCATCTCCACGAATGCCTGGTCGACTGTCATCTCGACATCAACGGGATACACCACCAGACGGATGCCGCTCCAGCGGATGCCGTTGAACATCGGGTTGCGCGTGAAACGCGTGGTCCACACGAGCCCGGCGCGCGGATTCGCGAACTTCAGCAGTTCCGGATCCTTCTTCACCAGCACGTTCCACAGCTGCACACAGGCCATCGACGGATCGTCGTCACAGTTGAGTTGTCGCATCGCGAGCAGCTCCGGCGTGGCCGTCGTCTCGAAGAGCTCGGTGAGCGCGCGCACAAGCCACGCGTCATAGGTCGGCCAGGGCTGCGCTGGCACCAGCACCGTCATGAACTCCTCGCTCATGAACTGCTTCGTCCAGGCAGCCAGCATCGAATCAAAGCGCCGGTGCAGCCTGACGATCTTCTGCCACAGCACATCCTCGACGAGCGGATTCTGGCCGGCCTGCAGGTAATCACGCACGTACTCAAGCCGTGCGATCGTCTTGACCTCCAGATCGTGCAGGCGCTCGGGAGTCGCATAGTCGAGCATCTCGTACTCGAGCGCGTAGACGCTATCCTTGTAGAAGCTGCGACGCTCGGTGGATGTGACATTGAAGACACCAAAGCGCCCATCGTCGACCTGCGCAACAAAGACATCGCCCTGATTCGGGATGAGCACCGGGTACAGGTTTGCGCCGCCCTTGTAGCCCATCTTCTTTGTGTTCGGCTCCTGGGTCGCTGCGAGCGGCTGCGTCACCTTCAGCTCCATCTGCCGGACGCGCCGGTACTGCAGGAACTGCGGAGGTTTATGCAGCGATGCCCCAAGAATCGTGGTATCGCGATCGAGCACCTGACTGTAATACTCCACGATCCAGCTACTGCCCTCCACGTGCGTCAACAGGTCCGTGGCCGGAATGTAGCGGTTGTCGACGGCAATGCCGCGGTACGCCGGATCGGTGATGTGGATCGGGTCAGGGCGGGCTTGCAACGGAGGGTGCGGGTGTGGATGTGCAGGCAGGCCAGCGCGGTCCTGCCCGTCGTCGACGATCGGCATATGACCTCCCGGGGTTCTCACAGATCCACATCGATCGACTGCACATAGAAGGTCTCGACGGTCTTCAGACCGGTATCGAGCATGCCGTTTGCAGCCCCAGCGCCACCGTTCATGAGACATGCCATCGAGGCGCTCGAAGTCTGGTTGCTGTTGCCGATTGCACCGGGCTGACAGCATGCAGGCAGATCCGGCCACAAGCCGTTCACGATCTGTTGCAGGACGTCAAAGTTCGCCATGAGCCGCGCGATCGCGGCCGGATTCAGGAAGCGCCAGTTGTAGCAAAGCCCGAACCAGACATGAAACCGTGCCCGTGGATTCGGGTCGAACGTCGTCGTGACCCGCAGATCATCGCCGACAGTAATCGAGCCGTCTGGCTGGATATCGTTCGACAGGTACAGGTTGCAGGAAAACACCGAATAGAAGAGCTTCGTCATGTACGGCGCTTCACCGACGACGAAGGCGCGCATCCGGTCCGTCATGGTGTAGCCCTCTGGCAGCCGGTCAAGCGCCATCAGGCAACGGCTCGCGCGCTCGCCGGCGTGACTGTCGTCGTGCGTACAGGCAAGATCGAGCGCAATCATCGCGCTGAAGATGCGGATATACCAGGGGGCAGTGGACTTCGGCAAAAACTCGTCCCACGGCGGAAAACGCAGTCCCTCATTACCGACGATCTCGGGACCCTTGAGCATGCCTTCGAGCGCTCGGGACTTGTTGAAGTGCTCGAAGTAGAACGCCGAGAGCGAGTAATGCTTGCGAACCTGGTCGGGATTGAAGGGCGGGGTATCGTCACGCAGGCGGATCACCTGGTTATGGATCATCTGCGGATAGTCGAGCACGACCGACACCGGCTTGTCGTACCTGAACTTGAACACGACGCCAATCGTCCATGTGTCGCCCTCATCCTCTTTCGAGCCGGCTTCGGGCGCGCCCTCGAAATCCCACATGCCAACGATGCGCATCTGGTGCTCGGTGAACGCTACCTGCATCTGCTCGCCAGAAAGGTTCGACTCGACGGTGGCCGCGGGCGTCACATGGCCACTGAACCACTGCGCGAAGGTGTCGCCATAGCCGGCGACGTTTTCCATCAGCCGGTGAATTTCCCTGAGCACAATCAGCGCAGCCGGCGGAATCTGGTACGCATAGCGGATATTGATGAGCATCACGTCGCGCAGCTGCGACACACGCACACGCATCTGCTCGCGCCAGCGTTTGGCCTTGACCTCGTCGACCGAGCGGAACCGGAAATTGACGGTGATCTCTGTCGACGAGTAAACGGGTTTGAGAATGGTTTCCACCCGCGGGTCGCGGAAAACGAAGAGATTGTCCGGGTAGAGCACAGCGGTGCTCAGGATGCGATCGAGCTCGACCACCTCGTCGACCTCGACGCTCACCTGGTCATTGAAGGCGAGTTCCGCTTTCAGCGGCTCCTGCAGCAGTTCAGAGCCCGGTTGCTGGACGGTGCCATGCGCTGACGGATAAAGGATCGGCGTGTCGGCCGGCAGCCCGGTCCAGGTAAAAAGCTGACGCGTAACGTCGTAGATGATGGGGCGGGTGACACTGTCGTACGTCTCGGGAACAGGCAGGATGAGTTTGGGCATGATCGCGACGAAACGCGCACGCGCGCGCAAGCGGTACATAGAATCCCTCGACCTGCCAGCGGCATAAGGGGAGAGCACGAGGCTCTCCCCGGAATCGATACGAACTCAGGCAGCTTTGGGCTCAGGTTCTTCTGCCTTTTTTCCAAGCGGCTTCAGGTAGGCTTCCACAAACTCCAGCATGGAGCGCAGCGTGCGCAACGAATACGAGTAGAGTGGCACGAAGGGCTGATACGTCCACTGCGCAAAAGCCTTGTTGAAATTGAGGAGCGACCGGTAGTGGCTCACCGTCTTCCCCTCGGCCATCGCGGCTTCGCCTGCCTTGCCGATTGCCCGGGTTGCCTGCTCCGATGCGCTCCTGATCTGCTTGCCTACCCCCTCCAGCTGCTGGTAGGGTTTCTCGTAAAAATACTCGAGCGACTTGAGCAGTTCGTCGGCGTGGCTGAGCAGGTTAAGCGCCGAGCGCTTGTATTCCTGGGCACTCGCCAGCTTGAGCGTGACCCGCGCCTTTCCCATGTGGTGAGCCGGATGGATCTGGCCTTTCACCAGCTTGACTCCAGAGTTGCGCAGTCGCTCAAGCGCCGATTCGACATCTTCTTCCGGGTGCGATTTATACACCTCCAGCGTGAGCTGGAAGTTTCCGGGCAGGGTGATCGATTTGCCGTTCTCCATGCCTTCGGCATGCATGCCTGCGAGCTTGTTCTTCAGTTCATTGACCGCCTTCTCTGGCCGGTTCGGATCAAAATCGGTCAGCGCCTTGACGATATCGTGTCCACGCTCAACCACGCCATTGGCGTAATTGGAAAAGATGCCATGCACGGTCTTGACCATGTTTTTGATACTGGTATCAATCCCGTTGAGCGTGACCTCGGATGCCACTTCCTCGTCGAGCACGAGACCAGCAAGCGAGAGGGGAGCTGATACGTCTTCCCTGATGACGTCGTCGCTCGCTGTCTGCACGCGCTTTATCAGCGCCACGACGCGTTTGCGCCACAGTGGCAGCGAAGCGTGCACGCGCCAGTAGGTACGGATTTTTTCCCAGACCCGCTGGATGAACTGCAGCACCCCCTCGAGGATCTTCGTGACCGTTTCCTTGATGCCCTCGGTCGCAATCGATTTGCCGATATACGATTCCATCGAGGGCACAACCTGTTCCGGCTCAACGTCGGTACCGGCCACGGCGAGGTCCCCAGCGGTTTCCATCAGCGCCGCTTCCGCCGGCGTGGCCTTCTCGATGCTGTCGGCAACAACCGCGACATCGCTCAACGAATCGGCGATCTGGATGTTGCGCTCCGATTCATCCAGGTCCTGCCCGATTTCAGCCGATGTCTCTGCGGCTTCGCCAAACTCCGTCGCGGCTTCCTCCATCGCCCATGCAAGCGCGAGCTCTTCACGCAGCGATTCGAGTGCTTCGGCATCCGCCGCGGGTTCTGCCTCGGGTTGAGCAGGCAGGCCGGACACGTCTGTTGCCGCATCAGATGCATTCGTTGCGCCAACCGGAGTCGGGCTCACGGGCTCCGTGGGCTCGCCGCCAGTAACGGGCGTATCCGGCAGCGATGCTACCGGCTCAACACCAGGTGTGGCCGCGGGGGCGGGGGCCGGTGTGGGTGTTGGCGGCTCAGCAGCAGCCGCTGGCGCGGCCGGCACCGGTGCTTCTGGAGTCGGCGTAGCTGACTCGCTCCCTGCGGCTGCGGCGCTACCGGCTGCGGCGGTGCCTACTGCACCTTCTGCGCCCGCATCCTGCGTGCCCTCGGCGCCCGTTGCCGCTTCCGGCGCCGGCTGCGGCGTGGCGCCTTCGGCAGGCTTGTCTTCATCCTCGGTGCCGCCGGTTGGCTTTTCATCGTAGGCCTCAAGGCCAAGGAACATCCGTCGCATGCTCTTTCCTCCACATGAGGCTGGCTCATCACTGGTACTCGCTGGCCAGCACGCGTGTCTGCCGTCATGGCCCACCGGTTACTACGCCGGCAACGCAGCGTGCGGCGAAACGGGAACGGTGAAGCCCGACTTGAGCTCGTAACATTTGAGCGATTCCTGGATGCGCACAAGCCCCGATCGCACATTCGTGAGTGCGAGGCTCGACACGGTCAGGAGCGGCTGGTTGATCCAGTTGACGAACGCGGCATTGAATGCGAGCGTCGCCCGATAGTAGGTTTCCACCACCTTGCTATGCGCGGGATTCTCGGCGGTATCAAGCTTGCCCAATGATGCCTCGGCCTTTTTCGAAGCAGCGGCGAGCGACTTGCGCGTGCGCTGAAGCTCGCCTTCACGATTCGAGCTTGTGAACTTCTCGACTGCGCGCAGCTGCGTCTCGAACTCGTCGGCAAGCGCCACCATCTCGTCGAACGCGAGTGGCTTGCACTGCGCCACGTGTTCACTGCGCCGGCTGACCTCCCCGGCGCGCGCATCAACGAGTTGTACCTGATGCGTACGCAGCTTCTCCAGCACCGAAAGGGTGGAGGCTTCGCCGTCGTGTTGCAGGTCCGAGACCATCAGCACCTTGTTGTGGGGCAGGTCGTCGGAGATCTCCACATCAAGATTACCCACGCGTTTCGCGCGGCGCGCGCCCGGCATCTTTGCAAGCTTCACGCTCGTGAGATCCGATCGCAGCTTCGTGGCGGACTCTTCCGCATGCTGCGCATCAAAGGCCTCTATGCCTTTGACAGCCTTACCCCCCATGGCGAGCACATACCGCCCGTACTCGCCGAAGACCCACTCCGTCATCTTCGACCAGTCGCGGTTCAGCTCCACGTAGGCCCGGCCATCCTTGACAGGCTGGTAGCCAGACTCGTCGAACACACTAACGGTTGCCCCCTCCTTGAGCGGCGACTTCTCTTTCTGTACGCTCGCCAGATATTTCCTGAGGCTGTCCAGACGCGCGCGGGTGCGTCCAATCAGGGTGAACGTGCGTTTGAGCCATCCGGTGAACGCATCCCAGATCTTCGCGACGTACTTCAGGATCGTGTCGATAATGCTTCGGGCAGTCTCCCGGAAGCCTTCGGTGGCCACCGTTCCGTCTTCGGCGCGTTCGGCCGGTGGCATGAACTCTTCAGGCTGTACGTCCGTGCCGGTCGTGGCCATCTGGGCGCACGTGTCGATGAGCTGCGTTTCCTGCTCACTGGCATCCTCGATGTTGCCAGCAACAACAGCAAGGTCTTCCAGCGCGTCCGCGGTATCAAGCCCCCGGTTGACTTCGCCCAGATCCGTCTGGATCTGGGCCTCCTCCCGTGCGTTTTCGTCGATGAGGAGCACTTCCTCTTCCAGCGAAATCGCGAGATCAGGAGCCTGGTACGACTCCAGCGCGACAATGAATTTGCGCATCTTGCGCACCTGCTGGTAAAAGACAGGGTCACGCCTGTTACACCCAGGCATGGGACGTACCTGCCGGATGGAAGGACCCGCGCGTGGACTCATGATGGACCAGCGCACGGCCCCGCGCCTCGCCGCGTGCATGCGGGTAACGTCAGTTCAGGCCGCCGCCTTTTCTTCCTCCTTCTTCTCCTCGGTCGCGCCACCCGTGGCAGGACCATAGGCACGAATCGACTGCTCGACGTGCTGGTTGAGCGATTTGCCGGTTTTTACGGCGTAGGAGGTCATCGCGACGAACGGTGCGTCGAGGAGCTTCAGCAGGCCGCGCACGGCCTTCACTGCACCAGCCTTCCCGTCTTCGGAACGCGCAGCCTTCTCGCAAACGCGCACCAGCTCCGCTTTCGCCGATTCCGATTCCTTCGCGAGCGACTGCTTCTGCCGGATCACGTCACCGAGCTTGATCACGTTGTCACAGATGCCACCGGCACCATCGCGTCCCAGCACCGGCACGGCTTCGCCCTTGAACTCCGAAGCCTGCTTGTTAAAGGGAAGCAGTCCCGCGTTGGAGCCGTCAAGGCTGGGCGTCACAACCATAACAATGGCCTTGCCGCCGGGAAGCTCGGCCGAACGTCCAACGACCGCGCCTTCGGCTGCCGGAATTCCCTGTGACGACGGGTCATGCACCGGTTGCATGCCGAAGTTTTCCGGCGTGAAATTCTTCGCGAACTCCGCCCCCGCCGATTCGTCGAGCAGTTTGTCGGGATTGAGCGCAGCCTGTTTGATGCCGTCCACCAGTTTGCCGTACGCGCCGAAGAGCTTTTCCGTGACTTCCAGCACGCGTGCCGATGCCGACGCATCGTTCGGAACGCGTCCACCAATCTGAAGCGCGCCGGCAAGGCCCGAATTCTTGATCTCCCGTTCCTTGGGCTCCCCCTCGATCTTGCCAGCCGCCTCCTTGAGCGACTTCGCGCGGCTCGTCATCGCCTCTACGTTGTCGAAAAGCTTCTTGATGAAGCCCTTGACCCACTCGATCGCCTTCCTGATCGCCGCCATGATCGTGTCCCAGGCCTTCCTGACCTGCTCGCCCACTTCTTCCATGGCGATCTTCGTCGCGTCGCTGCGCCGCGCAATCGAACCGAACGATTCGAGCGCCGGCATCACCCTGACAGTTTTCACACCGAGGCGGTGGTACATGTGCTTCAGGCTGATGTCGAGCACGCCGGCGCCCGCCTGGTCGAGACCACCCGATTCGAGCGACACCCTCAGGTGCTCATGCAACGCTTCGAGCGCCTCCACGGTCTCGACCGCTTCGTCGGTCAATGCATCGTGCTCATCGAGGGCTGCCTCGTCCTCGACAATTTCAGTGAGTCCTTCTTCCTGTGAATTGGCGAGGTCTTCCACCGGCTCCGGTTGCTCCTCCTCCTGCAGAAGCTCCTCTTCCTCCATGGCTGCCACAAGACCACGATGTGTAATGCGACGCATGCTGGTACTCCCATTGCACGGGGCAAATAAAAAGGACTCCGGATTGTTATCCGCGAGGGATACGCCTCAGGCACGGTGAATCCTGCCGAAAGCGTCGGCTATACAATTCAATGGAAAGGAGCAGTGGAGAAAAGCAGGCAGGCGAACGAAGCCGGGCTCAAAGGTTGCCAAAGAGCAGGTGCAACGTGCCGAGAAGGTCCTCAATACCACCTGGCCGGGAGGTCCATTGCTGGATGACATCGGCAAGCAGCACGGTACCGGTCCCGCCTGTCACGGGCTGGGCCGATTCCATATAGCTGAAAAACTCTTCCTCGATCTCGCCTGCCTCAACGGGCCGGATGCCGGCGTCGGACGGCAGCAGGAAGCTCGCCCACGATTCAAGCGAAAGGTAACGCCGCCCTTGCATGATGAAGCGCAACGTATCATCAAGGAATCGCTGGTGCGTGTCGCCAAATGCGGGGCTTTCCGGCTGCGAGTGGTACCAGTCGGTGAAGCTCACCGTGCCAAAGGCATCCAGTGCAGCAATCAGGACCTTCTCGCGAAACTCGAAGGACATCGTGACAGCAGCCCGCCTGACATACTGGGCGTGGAGCATTTCTACCGCGGCGTTGGCCTCGGCGATGCCCTGTTGGGGCGTGACGACACTGGCGATGGGGGTAGTACGAATGCGCACGTCAAAAGGGCGGGGCTTGACGGCAAGACGCGGCGACAGGGGGCGGCCCAGAAATCCGCGAGGGTAGAGGCGCAGGGTGGCGGGACCACCGGGGTTGCCGGCGCGGAGATCCGGCACGCTCTCGTACGCGGGCTCATGTACGGGATCACGCATACTCGGCCTCCATCCTGGCGATTCGGGCGTTCAGCCCCTGCACCCGGTTTTCCATGTACTCGATCTCGTGTTCGAGTGCCGCATCGGGTTTCTTCTCCACGAGCTTTTCCAGCTTGAGTCTGCGCAGCTGGACAAGCTTGAGTTCATCTTTTGCTTCGTTAAAACGCTGCACCTGCCACTCGGCCTGCCATTTACCGAGACTGTAGAACGGGTTCATCTTCAGCGGCACGAACCCGAAGCGGAACGGATCGAGCTTCGCATCTCCGATCGTTTCCTTCAATGCTGTCGCGTCCGCGGTCTTGACCAGGATATCGGGAATCGCCTCGAAGGTTTCCTCAATCTTCTTCACCGGCGCGGACACCGCGCGAAACGCAGTGCAGAATGATACGAAGTTATCGTCGATCCACTTGACTTCGCCCGGCTGCAGCGCGTGTGCGAACGTATCCTCTTCTTCGGCGAACGGAAGGGCCTCCACGACGAGCGCAAAGTTCGCGAGCTTGCGCGCGAAGCGGGACACAAAGGCGACCGCCTCGATAAACTGTAGTACGTTGGCTTTGCGGAAAGTCAGCGCTTCGGGCGAGATTTCCTCGTTATAGGTCTTTGTCACATACGTTTCGGCGAGCGCCAGTGTCGCTTCCGATTCCTTCAGGCCGCGCTCGATGGTCTCGAACAGGCTCCCTCTGCCGACCAGCTGGGCGAAGCTTGCCGCGTATCCCTGCATCGGGTCCGATTTCCACTTCCACTTGCCGAGCAGTTCCGTCGCCGCACTGAAAGCAGGAATAGTCGACGTCGTGAGCTCCACCCGTGTATTGCGGATGTCGTCGAGCACCATGTCGCGGCGTAGCCTCGGAAAGAGGGTAGTGACGTAGGAGATGAATTTCATGGCACGTTCCGGTTGCGGTCACGCTGGCACAGCTGACTGGATGGGAGGAGCGCACAACGGGGCATCCTGGTCCAGGCTTCAGAGGCGGGGAGCCGAAACCATGCTGTAGGCGTGGAGGATTTCCGCGACATCCGGGCCGCTCTTTCCCTTGCTGTAGCCCTTGATATCCTTGAAGCTCAGGTTGCTCACCTCCGGAATGCCGCGGTGGAAGAACTCCACGCGGGCCCATTCGCGGTCGATCACGGCCACGATCATGAGCGACGTGCGCTCGAAGATCTTCTGGCGCACATGAAAGTCCGCGAATCGCCCACTCAGATCCATCTCGAGCGCCGACACGGTACTTGCCGACATCACCACCATGTTCGATGCTGAGGCAACCGATGGATTGCCGCCGAAGACTGCAGCAAAAGCATTCTTGCGTTCCCGCGCCACGATATTGGCGAACAGCTTGTCGCCGTCGGCCATCAGGTTCTTGCGGTGTGCATCGACCAGGTCCCGGCACAGGATCATGTCCTTCCAGAACGCGAGTCGCCCTGCCTTCCAGGCGTGATAACGCTCTTTGGACGAATTGGCCTCTTCCCCTGGAGAGAGGATGCGAACCAGCGTTTCGGTCGGAATGGTATTGACGACCAGCCGGATCGAGACCGGCACCGTAAGGGTCCGGTCCTCGTGCCTGATCGTCACGTCAAAGATCTTGCCCACGGAAAGATCAACGTTCTCCTTGAGCGTTGTGAGCGTGTCTTTGCCGAACGACATCTCCAGGCGCTTGCGATCGGCGTTTTCGCGCTCCATGCGCTGCAGCTCGCTTTCCCGCTTCATCCTGCCAAGCTTCTCCTCATCGGGATGAAGCTCGCGTTTGAGTCGCTGCTTCTCGCTTTCACGTTTCATCGAGTGAATCGCGTCCTCGTCGGGATGGAATTCGCGCTCATATCGTCGCTTGTCACTCGACTGCTTCATCCTGCGAATCAGATCGTCATCCGGATCGACCTGCCCACCATCTGATTCCAGCGCGCTGCTCCAGCCAGTTGGCAGCCGGTCCCGGTAGGCTTCTTTCGCCGTCATCATGTGATGTGCCTGAGCCAGCGCGGAGCTCGCTCCTGCAATCACATCGGATGCGCCGAACTCCCGCTTCGGATTGAATGTCCCCAGCACCCGTGCCACCTTCGCATTGCCAATGGTCGAATTCAGCGACACCGCCTGGAGATAGTAGCCAGCGAAGATGTTGCTCAACGACTGCATGACATCGGGCAAGACATCATCGAACAGAACACCGGTGTCGACCAGTACCAGCGGCTCCACGCGTGCCGCCTGGGTGAATGAAACGAGAGAGTCGTGTCGGGCACCCTCTTTCGCCAGCAGATTCACGTTCTGGATTATCGCGTTAATGGCGCTCAAGCCCACCTGGCTCGCAGCAGCCGCGCTAACGGGATCAGCCATCGCCAGTTCTCCTCATTCCGGTACGCACGGGAACGCCCATGTCCGAGATCAACGCTTCGGGCGCGCCGGATCCGGACGCGTCCACTTCCTACGCCCAGCTCAGTCTTGATGATGTTTTCAGCCAGGCTGGCATCACCGCCGAACAGGCAGTCGATACGCTGCTGCTGACCCTGCCGCAGGGTGCACGTGGCATCAATGCGTTACGCAACGCGTACTACGGGATCAATCACCGGTTGACCCCCCAGGCAATCCCGATCAACAAGGACACCTTCGGTCTCACGTTTTTCACGCGTCCTCGCCTGAATCTCTCGCAGGGCAACCTGAGAGCAGAGCGGATCTTCAATCCGCTCACCAATACCAACCCCTACAGCATTCAAAGAATTATTCGTTGTTATCTCGATCCGGACAGCAATCGCGACCCGGCAACAGGCATCAATTCTCCGTTTGTCGATCCGCTCTCGGCCTTCATTCCCATTCTCACCAACATGCTGTTGTCGGCCGCGGGCTGGCCCGATATCACCGTGCCATACACGACGTCACACGAGGGGGTCTGCAAGGAAGCCTTTTCTCTGGTGGACGGCATTACCGAGATTTATTCGGCATACGATGTCACGCTCACGTTCCGCAACATGCAGGGTGACCCGGTCACCGCGCTCTTCTTTTACTGGGCGATGTACATGTCGCACGTGTTCCGGGGCACGCTCATGCCGTACCCGGACATGATCATTGACAACGAGGTCGACTACCAGACGCGCATCTACCGGCTCGTGCTCGATGTCACCAAGACGAAGGTCCAGAAGATCGCTGCGTGCGGCGCATGCTTTCCCTATTCACCAGCCAACGGCGCCGCCTTCAACTACGACAGCCAGAGCCCGCTGAACCAGTCGCACGAACAGATCAGCATTCCGATGCACTGTGTCGGCGCGATCTATCAGGATCCGATCCTGCTCTATACGTTCAACTCGACCGTGGCGCTGTTCAATCCAGCCATGGCCGATGGCCTGCGCACGATGTCATGCACGAAGGTGCCGATGGCCGCTCTCCAGCTCTTTAATCACCAGGGCTATCCGTGGATCAATCCGGACACCTGGGAACTGGAGTGGTGGGTCGATAACCAGCTCTACCAGCAGCTCATTGCCTGGCTCACGAACCTGCAGAACCAGCTCTCGACGCCGCTCTTTCCAACAGGACAGAACCAGAACGGTGAACCATCCGGCAACCTGGCCACTACCGGTGGTGGCACCAGCGCCGGCACGCTTGGTCTGCTGAACTTCGGCGCGGGCACCACCGCCTGACGGGTTTGCTGAAGTACGCAGCAGGGTGCACGCGAGGAAGCGATGTCCAACAGTCTCTCGATCCAGTCGGTGCCTTCGGGCAGCCCCACCATCAACGACCTCATCCAGAACATCCTGCTTTACCAGTACAACCCCTCACTCATCGCCCAGGTCAATTTCAACTACCTGGCGGAAGTCACTGGCGGGCTCGTCAACATCGTGGACCCGAGCAACCCGTTCGTGCACGCCATCGAAACGGGTGCAGTGAACGTCGCGGCATTCCTGCAGAAGGTCGAGGCCCTGAACCGCAAGCAGTATCCGGTTGCGGCCCAGCTCATGAGCGACCTGTATATCCACATGGCAGATGTCGACTACGTCAACCGCTTTGCCACCCCCGCGCTCACTTCATGGTCGATGATCGTCGACGAAACCGAACTGCTCGCCAAGCTCGTCCTGGATCCTTCGACGGGCCTCAAGAAGCTCGTGATCCCGCGCAACACGTACTTTACGGTCGGCAACGTACAGTTCAGTCTCCAGTACCCGGTCGTGATCGAGCAGATGACACACGGGGGGCTTTCGATTACCTACGACGCGAGCATCGTCTCGCCGTTGCAGGCGCTGTCGTCCAATCTCGTGACCTGGGAGTACCGACAGGCCAAGGACAAGCTCTGGATCTACATGGAGTTTGCGCTGCAGCAGTTCGACATCATCTCGCGCACTGGCCCCTGCACTCCATCAAAGGCGTTCCAGCTCACCATCCCCATCCGTGACCAGCTCTACTACTGCCGCGTCTATGCGCAGGACCCGTCGACGGGGCAGTGGATCGAGATCGCCGTCACTTACTCGACCGAAATCTACGATCCGCTCACACCCACCGCGGTCGTCACGCTCGCGACCAACACACAGACCGGTGCGAATCAGGCCACCATTTCGATCCCGCAGATATACACGAGCTCGGGCCTGCTGAACCAGACCATCCGCGTGGACCTGTACGAGACGAAAGGCCCGCTGAACATGAACCTGTCGAACTACGCGCCGACGGCGTTCAGCGCCACATTCCTCGCGATCGACAAGAACGAGGAAACGATCTTCACCGCACCCATGTCCACCTTCTCGGCGCTGATCGTCTACTCGGACCAGATCGTGCTTGGCGGCACCAATGCGGTCGATTTCACAACGCTGCGCCAGCAGGTCATCGACAACTCGGTCGGGCCGCAGTCCATCCCGATCACCCAGGCGCAGATCGACGATGTGCTTGGGGCACAGGGCTTCGGTGTCGTCAAGCACATCGACAACATCACCGACCGGGTGTTTCTTGCCACGGCCCCGATGCCGCAGCCGGCTGACGCAAACCTGATTACCGCGGCGACCAGCACCATCGAGACGGTCACCCTGAGCGCGGCCGACGCAGTCCAGAACAGCGCCGTGATCGATAACGGTTCGAGCATCACCGTGACGCCCGCCGCCCTGTACCAGAACAGCAACGGTGTCGTCTCGATGGTCAGCGACAGCATCGTCAGCCAGCTCGTTACCATGTCGCCGGGCAGCAAGGCGCTCGCGATCACCAGCGGGAAATATCTGTACAGTCCGTTTTACTACGTACTCGACCTCACCGGCGACGAGGTCGCGTGGCGCCCCTATCATCTTGACGCTCCAGCTGTCGTCACGAAACTCTGGGTTGGCGAGAACGACAGCACGGGCCTTCAGGTGAGTACCGACACCTACACGCTCAGCTGCACGACGACTGGCTACCAGCTCGTGCTCGCGACGACTTCCAACGCCGCGTATCAGGCGATCGACGACAGCCAGGTGTATTGCCAGCTCTCGTTCGTGCCTCCCGGCGAAACCGCGCGGGCATATCTGCAGGGTGTGCTGACCGGCAAAACCAGCGCCGGTGAGCGGCTCTTCTCGTTCGACCTGTCGACAAACTTTAATGTCGATGCCGCCGGTAACCTGTCTCTCACGAAGTTCTTCATGTACAACGCGACGCCGCGTCTGACCGCCGCGTCGCTCATGACCACCTTTGACGTCATCTGGTCCACGGATGCGTCGATGCCGCCGGGGTGGCAGAAGGCAGCGGTCGATAGTGTGGTCGGAGTCTTTCTCGTACCAGAAGGAACTGTGGGCATCACCAACGAGCAGCTCGTCATCGAGTTCGGGCAATATCTCGATACGCTCTGGGCCCAGTGCAGGACAGTCGTATCGACCCTGCAATACCAGACTTACCAGACCAACATCCCTTACTACTATACGCAGGACGTCTACCAGATCGATCCGTTGACGGGCAGTGCGATTACGATCGTCGACGGTCAGCCGCAATTCACGATCCTGTATTACAAGGGCGATCCCGTACTCAATCCTGACGGAACACCCAGCTACCAGTTCAAGGTCGGTGATGTCATTCTCATCAATGGCAATCCGGTACCGGTGAATCCGCGAGGCGTGAGCCAGGAACTGGATATCATGATGATCGATGCGGTCTACCACTTTGCGACTGATTCGGTAGCACCCGCTTATATCGAACAGCTGGTGAGCACCGTGGTCGGCTGGTTGACGGGAGAATTCGAGACCTACAACGACAGCCTCCTCGAGCTCACCTCGCTCTTCTTCTATCCGGTTGCGAACATGGGCAGCGTCCAGGTCTGGGGACCGGACGGTATCCTTTACAACATCGACGCGGCACAGAGCTTCCAGGTAACGTGTCTGGTCACCCCAACGGTCTTCGCCAACGACGACCTCAAGCAGCAACTGCAGACGATCACAATCTCGACCATCAACGCCCAGCTGGCCAACGACGTCGTCTCGATGTCGGCCATTACCTCGGCCCTGAAAGACGTCTACGGAAACGATGTGATCAGCTTCGTCGCATCGGGCCTGGGCGGCGCCCTGAACCTGAATACGGTCACGCTCGTGGACCGCTCAACCCAGCTCGGGATTGCGCGCCAGCTCGTGGCCAACGCGGATGGCACGCTGAGCGTGAAGGAGAGCGTGGTCGTCTCCTTCATCTCGTACAGTGCGACAACCCGCTAGGCTCGCGCACGCGACGGTCATCGATTGCGGGCATACATGCCACCGCGGTGCGCAATGCAGCGCGCACCGCGGTGGCATGCGATCAGTAACGGATACGTTCGAGCTTTGCGGCAAGTTCTATCCATTCCGGTGGCGCCACATTGTTTTCGTCGATGACGTTTTCGACAATAAAGTGTGTGATGTCCTTCGCCAGACGGATTGCCATCCGCGCGGTCAGCCGGATATCGCCAGCATAGGCCAGCATGCTGTGTACGAGCGCCCCAAGGTCGCTGACATCCTTCCCGAGTTTGGCGACCACCCTCATCAGGGCTGGCCCGAGCATCCCGCTTGCTTCATCTGATTTCACATGGGTGAGAAGATGCTCCACGATCAACTCAAGCTGCCCGACATGGCGGTCCATGTCAGCCATTAGCGGAATGAGCTTTCTGAGCGAGCGGATCGAATCGCTGATCGTGAGCTGTCGTTCGATCCGGGAGAATGCCGTGTAAAGCTCATCGATGCCCGGCCTGTCGCGTTCCCGCTTGCGATCGCCACCGTGCCTCAAATCGCGCAGCAGGGCATTGAGCTCATCGAGCGTCAGCGTGCGTCCCTCGAACGGGACTGTCAGCGGCTTCTCCAGTTTCTCCAGATCGCCCATCAAGGGCAGCATATCCGCAGCGAGAGCCGGCTTTTTGAAATCCTTTTCGACGATCGAATCCAGCAGGTTCGCGCGCTGCCGGATGATGACAATCAGTCCCTCACACAGACCGCCAATTGCCCTGATGGCTCGCGAATACTCTCCGTTATGGAGCAGGTCGAGAAACAGCTTCTCCGGGCCGGGCTGAACGCCGTAGAAGTAGTTTCGGGAGCTGCCCTGCACGTAATCGATGATCTGGTCGAAGGAGAGGTTGGCGGCGTTGCCGCCTTCGCGACTGCGGTACCGGCCCTGACGGGAGGCCTTGAACGCGTTGAGCAGTTCTTCGGCCACCTTTACCAGCGCCGCGATGTTCTTCTCTGTCTCGGCAGACGCCTTGTCGAGATTTCCATCCAGATCGCCTTCGTCTGCCGCGCCGGTCAGCCACCTGAAGAATTTTCCGATCATACGTCTGAGTGCGGCGAGCGCAGACTTGATGGCACTCCATATTCCACCGACGATGGATTCGCTGGCCACTGCAAGCCGCGTCCTGCCAGGGCTCAACGTATAAAAGCTCATGGGCACACCACCGCCGAACTCCGGCATGATGCGCAACCCCTCAACTGCGAGAGCCTGGCTCATGCCCCGCTGATTGCAGATTTCCGCGCGCAGCATCAGCAGATCCTCGATACGCGCTTCCATTGTGGCGATCACCTCCGCCTCTTCCTCGACCTCAGGAGGTGCGCCCGTGCCGATCGTCTCGACAATCTGCGGCACGACATCGAGATCCGTGTCATAGTCTTCGTCGATACCAGCGTTCAGGCTCTGGTTAAACATGTGCCTGCTCCTGCATGAGCCGGATCAGTCCCAGCGCCTGACCCGCGAGTGTATAGATCGCAACCAGATTCCGGTTGTTGAAGCAGCAGCTGTCCTTGTCCACGTATGTCGCGACACCGATCAGGTTGTCGTAGAAGCCCGCGCCCGGATCGATCTGCACGAAAGCTTCCACGTGGGCAGCGTGATAACGCAGCATCCAGAACTCACGCGCGGCCGCGAGAGCCAGGCGCACGTCGAAGACAACCTCTTCGTTAAACTCACCGATATGGCGCTGCACCTCAGGCAGCACCGTAAAGTTGTAATGGGTACCGGGCGCCTCGACAGCAGTGGAGGGGAGCGACACCACCCGCGAAACCGCGAGCGCTACCGCGGTTGCGACGATGCGGCTGCGGTTCTCGATCTCGTTGATCTGCGCGTTGGTCGCGGTCAGGAAGGAAACGAATTGGGATTTCATGGTGGGCTGCCGGTCAGATCGCGGCCTGCCTGAGCGCCGCCGCCTTCACAAAGAGTTCGTTGTTCGCGATACGTTCAAGCTCGCGCTGAAGCTGTTCCTGCGAACTCCGCCGACGTCGTGACGGGGAGAGAAAATCGGCCACGCAGGCAAAGAGATCCCTGCGGTCCCTGACCGTGGCGAGGATTTCGTCGACCACCTTCAGATCCTCCGCATAGGCTGAAGCAGCGTCCTTATCAAGATCTGCATTCTTCAGACCTTCGACCATCTGTTCACGAATCCGCTCGTACCGGGCCTTGAGAGATCCATACGCCGCAGTTTCATCGTCCGACGCGCTCACCGGATCGACGCTCCAGGCAATCATCAGGAACAGCCATATGTCGCCGCCGAGAGCAAACGGTACCGAGACCAGCTGGATAACCCTCAGAACGTCTGCAAAGAACCAGGCGAGCATGCCTCGATAGCTGACGTGGCGCGCTGCCTTGTTGATCTTGTCCTGCGCCGTCACCAGCTCACGGCCAGCCCCCATACGTACCGCGAACTGGTCAGCCAGTGTCTCAAAGCTGTTCATGTCGAACCGGGGCATCCCGAGCTCGGACTGCAGCTCTCGGGCAATGCTGGTTACCACGACAAGCTCGACAACCTTCCTGTCGTTCGATCTGGCAAGCAGCTCCGCGTCAAGCTCCTTCAGCTCTGCGAATGACTTGACCTTCACGAGCACAGCCTCGCGATCCTTGATGCCTGCAGACTGGTCAAGTTTCTTCGACAGTCCTGCGAGGATCTGATTGGTCGTCAGCGTGTGGCTGATCAGCTCGAAATAGACAAACACGTGCCCGAGCTCATGCAGCACAAGCGCGGCGACTTCGTCCGCTGTCAGCTTGATCTGGAAGATCCGGACCGGCAGATAGAGGGTTGCCGCAAGCTCACTGAACACGCCTGAAACGCGGGCATTCCTGCGATCAACCCGGCCGACGGGCAGTGTTTTGCTCTCTGCAATGATCTTGTCGCCATCGACATTGGGAAAGATACGCTGCCGGATGTGATCCGCCCACCTGTTGAGCAACACGTGATTCTTCGTCACCAGTGGGGGCGTGACCGAAGGACCGTCTTCGCCCCATGCCACTTTCACGTTCATCCCGGTGTAGTGCGCAATCACCGCCGGTAATTGCAGAGCCGCTTCGTGGTCCGCCATCTTTGCGGGCTCGATACCTTCCAGCTCCCGGAACAGTGCGGCCAGCTCCCGGAAAAATGCGTCGCTCTGGAAGCTGATGTCTTCGTTCGCGATCTGTAATGCCCGTTCTCTCAGCCTCATGGTACGCATCCTCTTCGAGCCAGACGGGAAAAACTGCCCGCACACCCTCCATCGTGTGCCGGTGAGCGGAACCGCACCGGCATGTCATAGAAATTCATCTACGAAAGGTTGGGAGCCCATGTCCGCGACGGCCAGCAGCAAGCCTGTCGCCTGGGAGTGCCGGTTCGCGGTGTACTGCCCGCCACCTCAGGGCGAAAGCGATGACTACCACCTCGTCAAGGAGGTCGCGCATTACCCGGACGGGTCCACGACGCCCCACATCCGGATGATCAGGAATTTCCGCTTCCCGTTCTGGGTCACGAAACGGGCGTTCAGAAAGCACAAGGAAAAAAAGGAATGGGAACTTGTCGAGCGGCTTGACCGCTTTGAGAGCACGCGCTCGAACCAGAGCGCGACCATTGCGAGGGCGCTCGGCATGCCCGGTGTGCGCGACCCGCACATCCTGAAGCGCTCACCTTTTCTCTACGGCGCCGACCTGCTGTCCACCTCGGTCATCCGCAAGACCTACATGGAGCGGTTTCCGGCAGTCAACACACCGTATGGCGTCGCCGCCTTCGACGTCGAAACAGACGCGATCAACGGGACGGGTGAGATCGTCATCGCGACGCTCTCATACGGCAGGCGCGTCGTCACCGCCGTCCTGAAGTCCTTCGTGGGAACCGGGACTGCTATTGAAGACGTGGATCCGGACCTGCGCCGCAAGCTTGTGCGCTACACCGGTGACATCTGCATCGAGCGTCGGATCCGGTGGGATATCGTGCTGGTCGAGCGCCCGGTCGACATCATTCTCGCCTGCTTCAGGCGTGCGCATGAGTGGAAGCCGGATTTTGTCGCGATCTGGAATATCAACTTCGACATGCCGAAGATGCTCGAGTGCCTCTCGCGTGCCGGCATTGATCCGAAAGATGTGTTCAGCGATCCCGCCGTGCCCGAGGCCTGGCGGCACTTCCGCTACAAGGTCGGCAGCAACAGGAAGGTAACAGCATCAGGAAAGGTCAGTCCGATCCCCCCACATGCGCAGTGGCACACCGTCTTCTGCCCATCGAGCTTTTACTTCATTGACGCAATGTGCGTGTACTGGCACCTGCGCTCGCAGAAGGGCAAGGATCCGTCGTACTCACTCGACGCCATCCTCAGGAAGACGTTTGGAGAGCGCATCCACAAGCTGCGCTTCGAAGAAGCGGGCCATCTTGCCGGTATTTCCTGGCACCAGTTCATGCAGCGCCGTCACCCGCTCGAATACGTGATCTATAACGTCTTCGACTGCATCTCGATGGAACTGCTTGACGAGGAGACCCGTGACCTGCAACTCACGCTACCGGGCTTTGCCGGCTGGTCTGACTTCTCCCATTTCAATTCACAGCCACGGCGTCTCGTCGACCGGCTGCATTACTTCTGCCTTGAAGAAAAGGGGCGGGTAATCGGTACGACCTCGGATTCGATGCGAACCGAACTCGACGCGCACGTGGTGAACGCTTCTGGCTGGATTGTCACGCTGCCGGCACACCTGGTTGCCGACAACGGGCTGTGCCTGATCGAAGAAGCGCCGCGGCTGCGCACATCGATTCGCGCGCACTCAGCCGACCTCGATGCGCTGAGCTCGTATCCGACTGGCGAGGAGACGTTCAACATCAGCAAGGAAACCACCTCGCGCGAGCTTTGCCGCATCGACGGGGTGAGCGAGCACACCCGACGTATGCAGGGCATCAACCTCTCTGGGGGCGCCACCAACGCGATCGAGGTCGCATGCGGCCTGTTCGGACTGCCATCACTCGATCAATGGCTTGATGCCTTTGCGCGTGCGAAAGGGCTGACGTTTGATATCCCGGCGTACTCGCTGGTCTTGAACAGCAATACAGCCGACGTTTATTATGGCAACGTAGACGCCGAGGAGGAAGAAGACCCGGAAGAGGACTTTGAAAGGGAAGATGACGAATAAACCGGGGCAAGCGGATTCGTCGTGTGCGCTGGCGACCCGCATCATTGGCGGGGAGTCGCCTTGTCAGGAAAATCGGAATAAGAAGAATGGCACAGCAATTGTGGGACAAGCTGCTTTATATTGACGATAATGCTCCCCCTTATGAGCCCGTCGCACTGAACAGTACCAAACTACAAGGCATGCACTGGCAGCTGATCCGGGCGAGCGATCCGCAAAGAGACGTACCAGCAACGACCACAACCAGCCCCGAGAAACGATTATCAGAGCCTGTCGTCGTTGCTGTTGGTACACGCGTGATCAAGTCCAGTGATGGTGAAGAGTTTCAACTGGTGGCGCACACTTCGGATGGGCGCCTGATTTGCGAAATGAGTGGCCGCACGACTAAATGGCAAACGGTAAAGCTGACAAACGGTCATGTCATAGTCGAGCAGGCCGTTCTTCGGGGATGGCGAATCGGATCGTACTGCTTCAATCAGGTGGTTCGCTGGGCAAAGCATCACCAGCCTGAACTGGATGTGTACCCGATTCAGTTACTGGCAAGCGATGCCAACGGAGTCAACCGGATACGACGCAACAATTTCTACAGGAAGTTTGGCATCGAGTTTGACTTCAAGGAGCAACACGGGATACCCGATGCCGCCGGCGAATCCCAGCCCATGAAAGCCGAGGCACTCATCGAATTGGCGTCACATGAATTTCCCAACATTCAGGAGCTGGATATTCTGGAAGTTGCTGGCGTCGCCACCCACTGGCTTCCACAAAGTCAGAAACGCGTGACTTATCTGCGCTCCAGCATCCATGATCTGCGCCGGCAATCGCAACCGGGAAAAGTCTTCCTGACCTACCTGCGTTATCTGAACCGGCTCGGGTATATCGTGGCATTTGTCGCTGGTGTCCTCGTCACGAAGTTGATCACGGGCTCACTTTGACCAGCGCAGAGTAGGCATCCTTGAGCTTCTGGGGATAATTGTTCATCGTGACCGCAGCCTGGCCGTTGTACTGCAAAGCAAAGTGCAGCCAGTCCTTCGCTTGCAGGTAGCGCAGCATCGCGCCACCATTCATGTTGGTCACGAAGCGCACGAACGCATCAAGCTGATGCGTCTCGCTCGTCTGCATGGCATTCACATACTCGGTCACGCTGGCGTAGCCAAGCGTCGCAAACCAGTAGCCCATGATCTGGAAGAGCCCCCAGGAGCAGGCGCGCAAGGCGAGCGAAGCGTCGACACCGGCCGTCTTGATGATCTGCTGTGCCTGGGTCAGACGCGTCCATTCGGCGGCGCCGCCGAGATACGCACCGGCACTGGTATTGATGAGCGTCGGGTACTGGGTGACAAGCTGGCCAAGTTTTGCAGCCGTCATCTGCGACTGCAGCTGCTTGTAGAGCTGCCCGCGCTCGAAAAGGATGACGCACTGGCCGTTGTCGAGAAAGCCGGCGCCTTTGGCCTCGACCTGACACACCGCCCGGACGGTGGCGACATCGATACCGAGCTTTTGTGCAGCCTGCTGGAAGGAACTGTCGCCCAGATATTTGAGCGCCATGAAAGGGCCGAGGATGGCCTGGGTGCCGGAATCGTAGATGCCGGTGACCGGCACGCCAATCTGGGTCTGGTACTTCTGGAGCGCCGAGATCGACAGCGGCCCGAACTGGCCGTCGATCTTGAGTGCAGCACCCGTTTTTTCGTTGAGCGCCCGCTGGATCTGCTGGGCCTGTGTGGAGCTGGTACCTGAGGGAAGGGCAGGCATGGTCGGATTCCTCTTCATCACCGGAATAGACCCCCGCCCATCACCGCGTATGCCTGGCAATGCCGGCAGCCGCCGGGTGGGCGAGGGGATTCACAGGATGGGTAAAAGCGTCTGCTGCCCGTACCGTTTCACTCAGGACTACTTTCCAAAGTAGGCCGCAAAACGTGTGCGACCTTTTTCGGTGAGCCCATACTGCAGAAGTCGCTCGAAGTCGACCTGACGTAACGCCGTCTGGCGCGTCTTCGGGTCCGCAAGCGTCTTGAGCAGCGTGATGATCTTCTCGAACCCGCGCCGCTGGGTCTTCGAAAGCGCCACGCTATCCCAGTAGCGGAACAGATGCGTTTCCCGAAACGCGGCGTCGCGCTCGCGATGCAGAATGGCCAGTATCTCGGTGAGCAGGGGTTTGAAGTCCGTGTCGCGCGTGTTGATCGCGGCGAAGATGGCGTTGCACAGGCTTACCTGCTGCCGCATGCCCTCGGCCTGCGTGACGAGGCGCCCGGGTTTCATCTTCTGGGCGTATTCGTTGATGGTGTTGAGGATCATCTGGCCGGCGATGGTTACCTCAGCTGTGGGTTGCTCCTTCTGGGTGGCGTCCTGTGGCTGCTGCTCTCCTGCGGCATCTCTCGCTACCGCAGGCGCCGTCGTGCTGGCCGCGGTCGACTCCTTTCTCGAGCGCACCGCCGTTTTTCGTGGGAGCCCAGCGGCCGGAACGTTAGTTGCGTTTGATGCCTCGTCTGCTCCGGTCGGCTTCGTGTCCTGCGTGCCGGCTGCATCGTCTTTCCCGGTCGCAGCGGTATCCTTATCTGCTGGCTGGGTGACGCGTCCAGCCTGCTGCGCGCCGTCGTCCGCGCCCGCGGAGGGGTCCACCCCTTTGCCTTCTCCCGGTTCATCATTCATCTCGGCTCCCGCAAGGAAGGTTGAACGACCTGAACGCGAACTGGCGCGCTCAGATGATTGATTTGCGCCAGTCCATCCTTGAGGTCTCCAGGGTCTTGCCATGCATGGCACCTAAACTGAGTCCCATAAACGTGGACCCATAGTCAGAGATCGCAACCGAAAGGGCCGTGGGGTTAAGGGAAAGGCGTGCGCCGGCGCACACCGCGCAATAGTCGGTTTTTGGCAGCACGCAGAACATGGGGCTGCGCAGCATGATCTTTTTGCCAAGGTACCGGCGTGCAGCTTCCTCACTCTCGATCCTTTCATGGCCGGACGAGGTCACCACCGATGAACCCGGCAGCTTGTAGAGGTTGTCCACGTCCACCATCATCTCGAGACCCAGGCGCGCACCACAGTCTTCCTGCGTGACGCCGAGATTGGCCGACACGCGCAGCAGCCATTTCACGAGCTCCCCGCCAAGCGCCGTTTCCGCGCCGCGCTTGTAGGAACCCGCGCGCAGCGTGTCATTCATCGCCGGAAACTTGCTGATGTCCCACCCTTCGGAAAGCGATGTCTGGATGAGGCCTGCTTTCGTAAGATCGCCAAAACCCGCTTCCATGCCCATCATCGAGAACAGGCGCGTACGTACCACGTCCCAGGACTTCTTCGTGATCAGGAAGTTGGCACCCTCATCATCTTTCAGATATTCCTTGTCGTAATTCACGAGCTCTTTCATGATGCCGGCGACGACCGCAGGATCATCCAGCCGGTCGCGGTTCACTTCGAGCAACCTGTCGCGCAACTCAAAGATTCCCGGGGCGGCCTGCATCGTCTTGCGCGTCGTGGCAGGCACACATAGCTGCGTGAAGGCTGTGAGCTGGAACATTGCATTGGAAAACTTCACGTACTCACTCGCGTAAAGCGGCGCCTTGAGGCCCGATTCGCGAGCTGCTGCGGGCCCCTTCTGTACCTGCTGCGAAGAATCCTTCGCATCGTGGGCAGGGTCGTCGACCATGCGGCTAAGCACGTGTGCCTCAAGCTGTTCCGCGTTGACACGCCCCGGCTGGAAGTCGACGCGATCACCGAACGCGTAGACGAGCACGAGAAAATTGAAGAGCGTGTTCCCGTAAGACGTACGGATATCGCCCTTCAGATTGGGCACTTCGCCCGCCTTGAGCTCGATCGCCTCGTGAAAGGCGAAGGGAGGCTGTCCGGACATCGCATCGTCAATGAGCGTAAGCTCGTCGTCCCGGTCCGGATCGACAAAAAAATGTGCAGCCGGTGTCTGCACAATTCTCCACGCGTACCGGTCCGCCTTCCAGGCGTCCGGGTTTTCACGTGTCTGACTGAACGCCGAGATCACCCATGCGCGGCGGCGATACTCCTGGGCACCCATCGCCCGCATGAAGAAAGTTCGCTTGTCCATCGTGATGCCGTTCCGTTGGTCATTGCATGGTTGATTGCGTTGACGTCGGTGGCGGCTCCTGTACCTTGATGCCAGTGGTCGAACGGATCTCGCATGCAAGCAGGAGATCGTTCGCGCTAACCATTACCTTCGTGACCAGATCAAGGTCGTGGAGCAGGGCGTCAATGTGCGCGCTGATGATTCCGCGTGGGTTGCTGTTGCCGTCGCTGGATACGAGTGCCATCGAGACGAGATTGGCAGCAATTGCCTGAACCGGCAGCGTTTCGAGCTCAGCCCCGATCATGTTCACGTAGAGGGCGAACGGATAACCGACATCGAGTCCGTCGGCAAGGAAGCGCTCCAGCAGCACGGGCTGCCCGTCCGCATGTTCCCTGAAGCGCTTCCATGCGGCGATATAAGGCGTCCTGTCTTCACGGGCGTCTTCGGGGGTCGCGTCTTCGGTTCGTATGACTGCAATTTCGATGATGCGCTGGATCGTCGGCTGGTCGACACCGTGGATGTCGATGAGCAGTTCCTCGGCAGGCGTGCCGCTAGTGAGACCCAGCACTTCCGCAAGCAGCTCCTCAGGGTGGGATTCGAGTTCGCAGTGCCGCAGGATCGCGTTCGGGTCGTGGAAGCTCTCGATGGCCTTCAGTCCCCTGAGCATGATCGTGAGCTGCTCCAGCCGTACGTCGTCGGTGACCGTAACGCCCAGTGCCCGGAGCAGTCCCATCTGCAGATCGTGTGTAGCGTCGTGGACATCCTGTACGGTCTGGCCGCTATCGACCACGTCATCCATCATCAGGATCTGGACAAAGATATCGGAATAGTCCTCCACACCGAACTCGTCAAGCACAGCGTGGGCTTCCTCGATGACCTGCATGAAGCCCGGAGACGCAGCCTGCGCCAGATAGTCACGCAGGATCTCAATCATCTGCATTCCTCACGTTAAAAAATATCCCTCGCCTCAATGCTGTGGCGATTCGCAGGCGCCGGCCTGCGGCGCACAGTTTGATCGGGGTTCCGCGATTCATTTCCCTCAAATGATGAATCGCGATTTAACGGGAATCAGGTTCTATGGAGCAGGCCAGACATGACCAGAAAAACGAAGCCGCGTCGACATCGTGACGCCACCAGGCAGGTACAGAAGCTTCAGGATCGCCCGACGAAACGCGCGAACGGGAAATCGTCTCCGGCATCCGGCGGCTCACGTGAAGCGCATCCAGTTCTCAGGGAAGCACCGATCGCCCAGGCCGCGCGTGTCGTTGTCAACAGCACTGCCAGCATCGTCGACAGTCAGCCCGGGCAGTGGGACGTACTCAACGACATGTATCTCTCGATGACGAAGCTGATGGATCACTGGATCACCCGCGCGGCACCTGTCATCAGCAACCCGGTGCTGCTCGCACACGTCAGGGAAAAGGAGGATTACAGCGCCTTGCTCGGCCAGTTCAGGTGCGACATGGAGCAACTCACGAAGGAGCTTTTGGCGCTGCACAGGGTACACGCCGGAAAGACGGGAGGCACGGACGATCCGGATGAAAACCTCCACGCGGCGCTGCTCTTCGAGCAGTACGTGGTGTGGCAGTTGCGGCACGACCAGACCCTCATTCCGATCGTCAATCACCTGCTCGAGTTCACGCATGACGCAGAGCTTGCGCTCGCAAGGGAACGCGCCATCGCATCCGGCCGTCGCGATGCTGCTACCGGCACTTCCGCGGCCGACGTCGCCGTCGACAGCGAGGGCGACACACAGGTCCTGGAAGACCCGCCGCCCGGACCCGAGCCTTAGTACCCAGTGCGTTTGCGCCGGACGTGCGTCGCGTAAGCGTCGTGAAACCCACGATGTCTGGAGACCACCGTGTCTGAAGAGCAGTCAGTTGCGGGGAGCCCGCAACCGCCATCTGATGGATTCGATGAACTACCGGTTCCACCCGGGAATGAGAATCAGGGCGATTCCCCGGCTCCGCCCGGAGACTGGTATCAGGGCGGGTCGCCCGATGCCATTCATCCGGATGACGCGCCGATGAGGCCGCAGCGGGAACCGGACCCGCATGAAGGAGAACAGGACGAGGGTATCGGTCGCGATGATGCCAGCGTAGCGGTCCCGCCGCTCGCGCCTTCGACGACAACCAAACAGGAATACGAAACGTTCCCGCCGCTCGAAGGCGAATGGACCCCGGGCGACGTCTTTCTGGTCGGCCATGCGAGTACGCGCCAGCACATCAGCGACATCATGGACACGCTGCCCAACATCGACATCAGGAAGACCGAGGACGGTCGTGAGTGGTACACGCTGGCGAATGCCGCAAACGGGCTCGCGCCTCGCGGCGACCAGTGGCAATCGTCGATCAACCGGGAGGGCAGTGAATGGCGACAGGGCGTCAGCTCCGAACAGGGCAAGATCAACATGGGGCGCCTGTCGCTTGCGAGTGCGCCCAACGAAAAGGTATCGGGCGAGAAGGCGATCCTGCAGATCCGCTCGATGCTGGGACTGGGCGCCGTGATCCAGGTACCGCTCTTTCATTCCGGCTTTCATGTATCCCTGAAAGCCCCCACCGAAATGGCGATGCTCGAACTGAACCGGCAGTTGATGGAGGACAAGATTGATCTGGGGCGCAACACCACGGGCTTTGCCTTCGCAAACACCTCGTCCTATCTCACGAAATGGCTGCTGGATTTCGCGCTCGATCATCTGCACGACACCTCGCTCCAGGAGAGGGAACCAGCAAAGCTGCGCGAGCTGATCCTCACGCCCGATCTGCCCGTGCTCTTCTGGGGCCTTGCCTGTTCGGTCTGGCCGCGGGGCTTCCAGTATGCGCGCCCGTATATTGATCCAGCCACGAAGGAGGAAAAGATCCTGCGCAGCAGACTTAATGTGAGCAAGCTGCTGTGGGTCGATAACAAGGCGCTCACCGCCTGGCAGGTGCGCCATATGGCCGGACGCGGCAGCAGCACCATGAGTGTTGAAAGCATGAAGCGCTACCGCAGCGAGTTCACGATCGGGCAGCCACGCCGCGTGCAGCTCACGAACGAGATTGCCATGACACTACGCGTGCCCTCGGCGGCCGACTACGTGCTCGCCGGCGAGCGCTGGATCGGGGAGATCGTGCGGATTATCGACGGCGCGATGGAGGTGCCTCCCGATGACGAGAAGCGCAACAACTACATTCTCGCGCACGGACAGGCAACCAACATGCGCCAGTACGTACACTGGGTACAGGAAATCCACTTTGGCGATTCCGGCATCGTCGATCGCGAAACGATCGAAAATGCGATGAACGAACTCTCGCCGGGCGAGGATGTACGCACCCGGTACTTTACGGAGGTGAGAAAGTACATTGACGACTGCACCATCGCGATCATTGGCACCAACACGGCGACCCCCGAGGAGGAGAACCGCCTGCCGCGTTTTCCGCACATCCTGCCGATGAACGTTGAAAACACTTTTTTTACCCTGCTCGGGCAGAAAATGCACCAGATCGACCTGAGGGACTGAGGCGTCTGCATGTCTCGCAGCCGGACTTCGGCACGCTCGTGCCGGAAGAGAATCCGGTGAAGTTCGCACTGGAACAGGCACCGGCCGTCGCAAATTCGTCGGACGTCCAGCTGCTGCTGCGTGACTGTTACGAGACGGCCTACGGCATCTATAACCACGCACTCGACAATCGCGGCGCAACGCTGTCGCTCGTCGCGATGCACGAGGCGGAGGATACGTCTTCAGGGGGTCTTCTGTACGAGAGAATCCGGCAATATGAAAAACGCCAGGTGCTGGCGTACTTTGGACTGAACCTCATTGAATTCCTTTCCCTGCCGGGCGACCTGGTCGCTTTCGTACTCGAGCAATCGCTACTGGCCCAGCAGAGCAGGGACCGTGTCAATGACAGAATGATGAAGGAGTTCCAGCAGGTTACGCAGGATCCCGAAGCGGGTGCTGGCTGATGTTTCTGCCATGATTCCAGCCGGCCGGCGCAGAGGCACTGCGCACGACGGATATAATCTGGTCATGCCCGGGTACGGGTGTGACACTGGGAGTCGGAAAGACGGAGATGAGTACGCACGCAAAGGCCGAATTGCTGCTTGAGTGGTTGCGTGAACGCAGTGACGCAACGGTCGGCGAAATCGCTGCGGTCGGGTTGATGAACTCACGCGCGGCATCGGATGCCGTACAGTACGCTGTTCGACATGGCGCGCTTCAGCGTATCGTTCGCCGGGGTGTAAGTGCAAAAGAGCGTGTCCGTTACCGGGTAACCGGTGTGGCGCTGCCGGTACCGCGGACCGGTGTCCAGCCGTGCTTCGATGGTTTGCTCAATGCATGGGGCATCGCCCTCGAACCGCTGCCGCTGACCTCAACCGAATTCTGCAGACATCAGATCATGGATGACCGGCAGGACAGCGCATCACCAGGCCCGTCAACCGCATCCTGATTCTTTTCCCACTAACGGTACACCGACTGGTCCCGTTTAACCTTTTTTATTATGATGCATCGCCGAACTTCGAGACCATCCGGACTTCGGCGCCCCTTTTTACCCTCTTTCAGGAAAGACCGACATGCAAACCGGCATCGTCAAGTGGTTCAACGACGCAAAAGGCTTTGGCTTTATCACGCCCGATGGTGGTGGCGAAGATCTGTTCGCCCACTTCTCGGAAGTCCGTACAGAAGGCTTCAAAACCCTGCAGGAAAACCAGCGGGTCCAGTTCGAAGTGAAGCAGGGCCCCAAGGGCAAGCAGGCGGCAAACATCACGCCGCTGTAAGCATCGGGCTTTCGGCCTTCAACATGCAATTCACATTTCCATGAGCGGAAAAATTCACGACGGCGAAGCGCGCGAGCGGCTGATTGTCTGGCTGAAAAAGCGCATGGCGGAGTTCGGTATTACGCCGCAAGCGCTCGCCGATTCCATCCAGCACGACCTGGATCATGCGCCGGTCTACCGCGACGCGTTCGGCAACGAGTGGAACGGTTCGGACGCCATGCCAGACTGGCTAAAGACAGCGCGCAACGCCGGCGTGAATCCGGACTTCTTCCGCATTGGCCAAGCTCCACATGGCCAGGCGTCTGAGCGCATCATCGACCCGCGCCAGTTTGATCTTTTCCGTTGAATGGCAAAACAGATAGGTAATCCGGACCGGCCGGCAAGAATTGCGACCGGTCCGCAGAGACCCACTTTTTTGCCGGCACCTAGATCCGTGCGCGGCGTTCAACCAGTTCGGCTGACAGCTCTTCGATGATTTTGGAACCCAGCTCGAAACCATTAAAAAGCGCGTAGAGGGGCGGCAACATCAATGTCAGAAGTCCACCGATCGCCGAAGGCGATGTGCTCAATGGCACGGACTGCGTCAGTGTTATTTCGTCCTGGTATGCCCTGCGCCCCGGCGAAATATAGCGGCCCGGCAGCGCCCACGACTCCAGCGTGCGATCGCGCAAGCCAGTCCATCTGAAGGCAAATTCAAGCGTCACTTCATCCTCAGGACAACCCATCGCCTTCGCGAATGCGAGACCCACAGCGATGGCCTCTGCACAATCGAAAACAGGCATCGCGAAATCAAATGCGGTTTGTGGCTGTGGACTGTTCTTCGTTAGCGACAGGTCATCGTTCAACGCGCGGCGATGATAAAACGCCCCCTCGGGATCAAACTGCATAAAGTCGATATGTCCGTTGCCCGTCATAACGAGTGCTTCCCACTTCTTTTCGAGCACATGCGGACGATCCTCTACACGCTGGAAAGAGGTACTGCTTAACCATACCGGCCAACCTGTGTATTCAGGATTGGCCGTCGTCAGCAGATTCATGAAGTTGCTCAGGTTCTGCTGTGGAACCGGGCCATCGATAATCAGCGCAACTTCCCAGAAGCCGGTCGGCGGCAACGTGAGCTTCCTCTCGGTAACAGCATCGGAGAACCGGTGCCGTCCTGAATCCAGCAACTTCGCCAGCTCTGTCTTTTTCCCCACAGGTTCAGGTTCGGCGTCGTCCCCATCCGTTACGCCCAGGACCTGAGCTAACACGGCCGCCGAGGCGCCCGTCAAATGGCGACGCAGGAAACGGCCAATGTCCGCCTCGCGATTGTCGAAACAAACTTCTGCAATCCTCGGCCAGTCACGCCACTGCGCATGCGCAGTACTGACCGTGTTGTTGCTTGAAAGGGTACGCACAAAGACGGCATGAATCGGGACAAGAGCTTTCTGGTTGTTCGCATCCTTGAGCTCGGACTTCGTCGCGACAGGAGTGCGAACGCCTGCCGGCACGCAGATGACCGGAAATTCTTCGCCTTCGTGGTCAACATACTGAACCGCAATTTCGAACGGCTCGGAAGCGAAACGGCTCACAAGTGCCTGTATCTCGTCCTGCACGAAAACAGTACGAACAGGCTGCTGCCCGGCGAACGGGAGCGGCCGCATCGTCTCATCGTCGAAGCCGACGACAAACCTTCCACCGCCGTTGTTGCGCAAGGCAATCAATGCCTTGATGAGTTTTGCCTGCCCCTCCGGCTGCGTTGGATCAAACCAGCGCTTGACTTCGACCGCGAAACTCTCGGACAGGCCCTGCAGAAGATGCCGAGTCTCTTCGATGGATGGAAACAC